CTCTCCTTTGTCCTACATATATACAGGAACCATTACAGTTTACTCTCTTAATTACTCTAAACTTTGGATCACTTTTAAAAAACCCCATTATTTAGTTATTTTGTTTAATATCACTATTATAAAATCTCTTTAATGTACTGTAGTCATTTGCATGCTCTATATAGTATATATTCTCCTCATCTAAATCCTCCAACTTTAAGTACCAGGGGATATGCCTAGCTATAATATTTGGGGAACATATTCTTATTCCCTCATAGGAGAATGGTATGTTGGGGTTGATTAATGCAAATGTTGTATCAATATAACCTTTGTATATATATGGCTGTACCTGATCTATCCAGTTTTGGGCTTCCCAATTCTTATAATTCTCACTTTGAGGATAAGGAGGTAAATCATCTACTCTTAATCCTGTCCCTACTTTAATTCCTTTATATGTCCAAGAGAGTTGTTCAAATATCTCTACGAAGTTATCAGGCATATTAGGATTAAGCTCAATATCACTATCTGTATAGATTACCTGATTAACTGTCCTAAATAGTGGTATATGGTATATTGCATAAGGGCCTAGATTATCCTCATATAATATAGTACAAGGATTAGTATTGTACCACTCTAGTAAGGGAGGATAAGTACTGCTATTATCAATAATCCAAATATTTAGTTGCCCTAGCCTTTTTAAATCCTCAACTAACTTCCTTGTTGTAGTTAACCTATTACGGTTATTAATTACTATAGGTATCATGCCTCAGTTACCCAGGTAAGGGTTCCATTCACATTTTTAAGAGTTTGAGTCTTGGTACTATCGTATCCTGTTATAGCAGTAGGATCTCCAAATCCTATAGAGAGCATATGAAGTACATAATTCTTAAACCTTTTATAATCATTGTAAAAGGATAATATTGTCATTTAGGTAAGTTTAATGAGTTATATAAAGCTTTGACTTTCTCTTTAGACCAAGGAGTAACTATTCTATCACCATGATCCTGTGAAAAATGCCTGTACTCTTGGAAGTTATTAGGGTTACTGGGATTACCAGAGGTTTTAAATGTAGGTACACTATTTCCCCATTCATATAATAAGGTAGGAACACCTCTAGGATCTACATATAATAAGTTATCCTCAGTAAGATAAGTGACCCATTTTAAATGTTGGTCTGAGGTTGTATCATTATAACCTACCTTTTTAAGAGTTCCTAGATCAATAAATATGGAGGGTTCCATCACATTTGAGGTCAGTGAAACTTTCCCACCCTCGTAATAATATGATTGTGATGGCTTGTAAGCTAACTTATTATGAAATGTAGCCTCTCTAAATCCATTTATGCCCTCTACAGCATGATTAGGTAATATACAGTCATCATCATCATAATGAACTATAATTCCCTCCTTAGGGAGAAATGTAAGGGCATGATTATATATTTGCCCTAGAGTTGAGTATACAGTATCACAGGAGTTTATTAGCCAAACACTTAAGTTTTTAGGTTGATCTTTAGGTAAATCCAGGGTAAGTGGTACATTACTATTATTAAATATAACCTGTGTACAATCCTGGTGAGTCTCTTGAGCTAGGAACATTCCTACAGATCTCTCTAGTAAGGTGTGTCTACCACAACTGCATGTTAGAAAATATGTCATAGGTACAAAACTATATAACTATCTCACCTATGTGTTGTATATTTAGTTACCTTTTGAAATAATGTATCTCCCTTCTCAATCTTATAATGAAATACCCACCACTGTGTTCTACCATCTGGCATAACCTTACCTCTATAATAAGTTTTGTAAGTATGTTTTACTAATCTCAATGCTTTTGCTGTCTCCCTTCTTTTTTGAATAGCACCAAGACTATCTATAAGTGAGGATTTATCTTCGGCTATAGCATTTAATTGGTAAAATAACTGTGCAGTATCAGGTTTACTAGGTTGTACCTGGGCTACAGCAGGTAAGAATAGCAGTATAAGAATAAACAGTATATATCTCATTTTGAGGACTTTAACTCATAATATTTGATCCTGAACATGTTATTTATACTATCCTGCTTTACTCTCTCATCATACAACTTCTGGTAAGATTCTTTAGCATCCGAGACTCTAAGGTCTGAGAGATGAATAACCTCTCTTACCAACCATCCACAGGTAGCTGAGAGCATAACTATTATACCCCACACAAGATTCTTCAACTTGGAGGGTTTTAAGCCATAAGCAGTATTCCAGTCTTTGATATCCTGGATAGTCTCTTTGTTTATGCCCATCAGAGATCATAATATAGATAACGAAATGTTTTATTACTCGAATAATATCCCCTTTATCCCCTCCGGTATTTTTCCCTTGAGAGGTACTGGCTCAAAATCCAGCTCAATCTCACCAAGTGATTTCTCAAGCTCTTTAAGTTGTTTTGTAAGTTGTAACTCCTTTAACTGGATTTGTATATCCTCCATCTGAGCCCTTATTTTAGGTGCTTCTGAGATGTTCTCCGCATAAGAGATTCTCTCTTGTAGTGTTTGCAAAGCCTCTTTGACTTTAGGTGAGCTATGATCAAGCTCTTTAATACTTTCATTAAATGCAATTAATTCTTTGATTTTCATTATTTATTGGTTTTATAGTTATTATGTACAAGCTACTGCAGATCCTCCAGTTACATATACTGTTACAGATATATCACCATTATCAGAGGATAAATATGAATACTGGCAGTAGGTAGGAGAATTTGTCGGGCATAAGGAACTCTCATCTATATTTATATAAGCCTTCCCTACATCTCCGTCAGTAAAATATATAATGACAGTTTTCCCTTTACAGATCCAAAATTCAGGGTATAGTTGAGCACAACTGGTAGTCAGAGAATTTACGGGTAAATTTATTCCTGCTCCAATTTGAGAGGAAATTGCAAGCATTAACTGATCTCCATTATCAGCTTTTGCAGCTCCTAACTTTCCATATAGATTTACTGGTGCTAAGGGAATATTCTGTATACTAATAGTGACATAGAAATATACAAGATAACTCCCAGTATCTGATCCAGACCCAGATGTGTATATACTTAAATCACTTGTTCCTCCATAAGAGATATTAAATTTTGTTATAGAAGTAGAGCTATTTATTGTTTTATTTGCTAGTTCTGTAGTGCCCTCTTTAATAATTAAAGAAGTATGAGTTCCGGCAGCACTTGAGAGGATAGCTGGAATAATACAAACCTCAACAGGCCCTGCAAATCTTTGTAATGAGTAAGTAAATGAATTTTTATTAGCTGTTCCATCAGGATTAGAAAAACTATCTGTAGTTATATAATAATGGGATCCATATGTTGATTGAGGAGAGAGCTCTTCCCATTTTATCAATTGATTAGTAGACCATCCACTATCAAAGGCACTTGTATCTAAATATACCAAATTAGTGGCATCTGTATGGGTTAAGCATTTACCATTCTGAGGAGCCTGATTTTTTACCATATTCCAGGTCCTACCTAGGGGATCTCCTCCATTTGTACCATTTATACAATCATAAATATCCTGATTGGTAATTATATAGCCATCACTCTTCATTTCCTTTCTAGTTTATTTACTCTCTCCTCAAGCTCCTGAAATCCCTTTATAAGTACAGCTATAGTTGAGGCTAAATCAAAACTGTTATGTAGTGGTGTTGAGAATATACTATCTGTATCCTCTGCTATAATACCAATATGGTGGGTGCCAGTTGATTTAAAATCAAACTCCTTGATTTTTACCTGTTTAAGTAGTTCAGTAGCATTCTTCCTGAATACTTTTATATTCTTCTTTAGCTTCCTGGAGGAGCTTTCATAAAATGCAGGAGCTGTTATATTAGCTGTCCAGGTATTGGCTTTAGCCAAGTTTAGGGTTGCTACAACTGCACCTGTGGTGGGTGAGATTGTAAGAGTGCCCTCTGAGTTACTTACCGAGCTAACTCCTCCTACAGCTGTTACACTCAATATACCTGAGCTTATTGAGAGGCCTGTGCCTACTTTAATCCCTCCTAATGTACTAGCACTAGCTGTAGGAAGGGTATATGAACGCAGGTATATACCATCAAGATAATCAGTATCAACCATAAGGCTAACATCACCTGTACCAGCATCAGCTCCACTACTGGCATTAATTTTAATACCTGTATTACTTACCTGTACTATTTTAGTAATAACAGCTTTACCTGTGGTTGAGACATTAACATCATCCCGAGTTATAGTCTCATCCTCAAGTTGATAACCTTTTATAGTTGGTAACGCCATTAGCTTTTAAAGTATTGACCAGTAATAACATCAGCTGTCCCATCCTCACCAATAACTGGTGCTATAGTAGTAGTTACAGTTTGACCTGAGATTGTATAACCATTCCCAGCACCGGGTAATAATGCCACACCATTTAAGAATATAGTTACAGTACCTGTAATAGGTGTATTTGCTAGCGTAAATATTTTGTTAGTACCATTTACTGTACCCGAAAGTACCTCATTACATACCCAATCCTCAGCTCCAGTTACACTAACTGAGAGTACACCGGAGGCTATAGAGAGGCCAGAACCTACTTTTATACCTCCCAATACTGTAGATGAGGCTGTAGGTACAGAAGTTAGGTAGGTACTACTATCTACTGAACCATCTGCTTTTAAAAATTGTGAGGATGCTCCACCATATCTTATTATACTACCAGCTGTGATGGAGGCTGAGAAAGTTACTGCCCCTGTAGACCTAGTAATTGATAAGGGGTTTAAAATAACAGATCCTGTATCCCCATAGGCATATAATTGAAGATTAGCTCCAGCATTAGACCCAGACTCACTACCTAATAATCCCCACGACCACTTTCTGTTTGTACTAGCTGAACCTCCAGTAAACATAGTATACATTTGTGCTGGGGATGATCCTATAGCTGCTACATTGTATGAACCAATTGCACCTACAGTAAGTGCCCCGGCACTATTAAGATTCATAATCTCAACAGGAGTTATGGTAGCACCATTTGTACCGTTAGGGGCAGCATACTGCCAGGTAAAATCATGATGGTGAGTTACTCCAAAAGTATGAGATCCTACGCTAGTACCTCTAGGCTGTATCCAATTAGTACCATCAAAATAAGCATTGGAGTTTGTAAATATACCATAGCCGGGAGTACTTACAGCACTACCTTGTATATATCCACCAGTACCGTTCCCACCAGCAGAGGTAAACTGCACAGCATTTGGAACTGCAGTACCACCACTAATTATCAATCCTATTCCTGTATTAGTCAGAGATATAGTCTTATCAGTAGTCCCTCCCTGGGTAGTAACTTGTTCTAATGTTGGTGTACTAGGAATTTGTGTAGTTACCCAATCTTGTGTAGCTACAACTTTTCCTGTTCCCCAGAAATTTGTAAATGTGTCTGCTGTTTTACCAGCAGCAGCTGTATATATTTTTAAATATCCAGCTTGGTTTAATTCTAATAATGAGGAGGGAACAGGGGTGTAGGCTTGTGTCCATAAATCAGAATTATAAGTGGGAGAGGCATTAGAGGTTAGCATTGAGGCAGCAGTATGACCAAATGCACCTCCTACAAATGTAGTATAACTCCCTGGAGCATGTATTGTTAAGCCACCACCATTAGCTACATTTTGGCCAACATTTAGGCCACCTGTAAAATTCCAAGCACCACTAATACTAGTAGCAGCACTTTTTGCAGCAGTCCAAACTGGGTCTGTCTCGGTAAAACTTGTTAAAGCACCTATATCTGAGGCTACCTGTGCAGCTGTTCTAGTACTTATAGTATGTCCATCTGAGGATAAGCCTAAAAACTTAGTAGCAACTGAGCTATTAGCAGGAGGAGTACCATAATATAGTGAACCATCAGAGTAGAGTCTGAGGGAATTTAAAGTACTATAGAGAGATGAAGCATCTGTATTATCTATACCAAGATATGCATATGCAACACTCCCATCAGATGCACCATAAGCTCCTAAGGCTATTCCAATCTTTTTAGATGAGTCTGAATTATCTCTCTGCACCTGAATACCCCTAGTCCAAGATCCAGTTATAGTACCAACATCTATAGTAGTACCAAGTCCAGATCCGATAGTTGTGGTTGCAGATGTTGTGGCTCCAGCAACTATACTTTTAGATGTAGTATTTCCTCTATTTGTTACACTTTGTAATGTATCACTCTCAGCAGTTAAATAAGTACTGTTATCATAAGAGACAGTAGTGCCCGATACTTTTACAAAGCCAGTACCATTAAGTTGATTTTGCTTATTTGTCCATATAGTCTGATTAGCCGTAGTAGGCAGGGAGTAACCACTAGCAAAACTTAATACTAATGTACCACTTGAGGTAATGGGAGATCCTGTTACAGCAAAGCCAGTAGGAACTGACATTGCAACACTAGTAACAGTGCCTTGTGGTATAGAGGGTATACTAACCCAACCAGTACCAGTAAGGTAAGTGCTTGAGCTTGCTGTACCACTTCCTAATCTAGCTGTGCTGAATGTACCTGTAGTAATCTTGGAGGTATCCAGTACAGGTATATCAGCTGAGGTTAAAGCTCTAAATGTAGGAGCAGTATTAGTTGAGCCTGTAGCTGGACCTGCAAATACTGTATTAGGTGCTTGGGTAGCAAGAGTAACAGCAAAAGTTCCTGTAGTAGTTATAGGTGAACCAGATACAGAGAGGATGGAGGGTACAGTTAAACCTACTGAGGAGACAGAGGCACCTGAGGTTAAACTATCTAGCTTAGTTTTATCACTAGGCGAGAGTAAACCTGAGGCCGAGGTAGTTGCTAAAGGTATAATAGCACTTGTACCTGTCGAGGAGGTTATAGTAAGAGCTCCGGTTGTACCAGTAAGTGATAGATTTGTTGCGGGTACATTAACAGTAAATGTTGCAGCTGTAGATTGGTTGGCTGAGAATGTAGCTGAGCCAGTTGCTATACCTGATGTAGCCAGGGTTAAAGTACCATTATTAACACCAGCTGAGGCACCAAAATCCTGTAATGCACCTGTACCATCAATATATTGGCTAGTAGTTCCTCCAGGTACAAAAGCATGAGTATGGCTGGTAGAGGTTACACTATTAGAGGAGGATAAAGTTATGGCCGAGGGTGTACCTAAAGTAATAGTACCTGTAGAGGTAATTGTAGAGAATGACATACCATTCCCTGCTGCTATAGAGGTTACTGTACCACCTGTACCTGTAGCACTTAATACACCAGTAGTATTCGATAAGGATAATCCTGTACCTAAAGTAATCTCCTGGGTTTGTCCATCAGTACTTGCATATCTCCCTAAAAGAGATTGAGAAGATATGTCCTGGATCTTAGCATAAGTAACCTTTTTAGCACCTATAGTTAATGTAGGAGCTAATGAGGTAGTTCCCGAGGTAGATCCAGTTACATCTCCACTAGCAGCAAAGTTTATAGTCTGGTTACCTGAGATATATGTAGGAGCCCAGTTTACCCATTTAGTACCATTATATTGTAACAGATTTCCAGTTGCGGGTGTGGTTATAGTTGTATCAGTTAAATCACTGAGGGCATGTGTATGACCTAAAAGAGAATACCTACCATCTAGGGATTGGGTAAAATTAGTCGTATCCTTGGTAGAGAGTGTAAGTACACCTGTAGCTGTATTAAAAGTAACTCCAGTAATTTGAGCATTGGAGGCATTGTCCCAATTAGTTTTGTTATACCCCGTCATAGAGGTAGTCCCATTAAAATAGTTACCTATCTGGGTTTGGGTATATACATCAGTTATGCCAAATCCACTTACTGTAGTAGGATTATCACCAGCAGTTACTCTACCATAAGCATCGGTAGTAACTTTAAAATAGGTACCAGCTGTTACACCTGTAGTAGCAAGATCAATATTAGTGGCATTAACCTTTATTCTACTGGAGGAGACAGTGCCCACAGCAAAGGTTGTACCTGTAAGAGTAAGACCAGAACCTGCACTATAAAGAATTGACTGACTATCTTGTACCCAAGGGATGTCACTGGTTCCTATAGTAATAGGATTTATACCAGTACAGATATAAGTTGAGCCAGCATGATCTCCTTGCTGTACCAGTACTTTAGTACCATTTTTAAGTTCTCCAGTCTCATCTGCATCACTTGCCCTTGTCCAAGTAGAGCTATTGGCTAAATATATGCCATTAGCTTTTGGATCAGTCTGACCTTGTACCAATACCCTATCACCAGCCGCAACTGTAACACCCTCAATAGTTTGTAAACCAGAGAGTGTAATATTACTTACTGAGGTAGTTACTACAGGATCATGTATATCTATACCACTAGCAGCATTCTGTAAATCAGTTAATCTTACTGCATCATTGGGGTTCGTGGGTGCAGCAAGATCAGTTAATTTATTAAGTCCCATTGACTGGGAGGCAGTGTACTCTACAGTACCATCAGATTTAATAAATAAGGAACCATCAGCGAGTTTGCTAGTTGCTATATTAGCAGCAGCATCTATATCACTGTCGGTTATATCTAAAGGCTCAATTTGCCTTTTCTTTATTAAAACATCTGCCATTAAGAGAAGTTAATAGGGTAGTATTTGATTACAGGATAATCATCGGAGGCTGGAGGGGTAAATATCTGTACTTGACCATTTACACCATTATCTAACTCGATATAATTATCCCCGTATTGTTGTAAGATACCATTGATAAGTACCTCAGTTTTGGAGGGCTCATAAGCCTCTCCCACACTAAATATTTGATTTATACCATCCTTATCACCAGTAGGATACCAGGATATTTTCTGTCTACGCTGTTTAAGCTTAAGATTGATTGAGGTTGTGGTACCATCCCAGTGTGTAAAGGTTAGTGTAGTACTATCCTCATCATAAGTAGCCTCCTTAATAACACTACCTAATAGATCACCTAATCCAGTTACATTTATAGTGTTACCTAGATTAGTTAGTAAGGATAAGTCCAGGTTAGCTGCAAATGAACCACTCTCTAAGACCTCATCAAATAATATAAGATCTGTATCAGCTATACCATCCCTAAACCAATAGGTAACAACTGTAGTTCCTACAGTAACAAATATTAGGAAATGCCCTTGTCTAAGTGAGGTAGGAGTTAAATAAGATAAAACCTCAGCTGTAGAGGTATAAGGCCTATAAGTATATGTACCCTCATCATAATAATAGCTCCTGGCATCAGCAGTCCTTGACCCATATAAACCAGTAGATTTACCTACTGTACTATGTAGTGAGGGATTATACGGCATGAATTAACTGAGTATCTGCACTTTCATTAAAAGAGGCTAAACCATTGGTTACATAATACCTATATAATCCTGAGAGATAAGGGATAAGCCATACCTGATCTGGTATATCACCTTGGTTTATATCTGTATTGTAATACTTGTTCTTTACTGGCTCTAAAGCTGATTCCTTTACTACATAATAATAAAGCCCTGAGGTTGTACTTGTAGGTACAGTATAATTCTCACCAGGAGTTATAGTAATTGTTCTGGTTAAAGTAACCTCACTAGGATCACCAGGATCATTACTAAATATATCCCATTTAACCTCTGAGGGTACTATAGTTGTAGTAGTTGTACTTGTAGAGGTAGTTGATGTAGTAGAGCTTGTACTAGTTGTTGTGGTTGATGTTGTTGTAGTAGTAGGATTAGGCTGTGTTATAGCTGGATAAGTCTGAGGATCACCACATAAACCACCACATTCATTTTTAACTGCTGTAACCTCTATAAGATAAGATCCATCTGGTACTTGTAAGGAGTAAGGACTCTCGGTAGGGTATAAATACCTGGATAAATAACTAAAGTCACCTGTAGAGTGTAAGGGTTTAAATCCTACACGCAATCTCTCCCCAGCAGGGATAGTATAAGATATAATAAGGTAGCCCAAAAGTACTTATTTTTAAGGGGTTAGAAGATAGGACATTACATAGGAGGGGTATACTATAGCTTTATATAAGTCATATCTTACTCAATATTATGGGTAGGATTTATTCTTACTCCCCACTCCTTAGCTGCTGAGGGAGCAAATAAGGGTAGCATATCAGTCATTTGCTTGGCAAAGGGGAATAATCTCATTATGTACTTAGTAGGTTTAGCACTCTCAACCATCTTATTATTTTGGAAGGTTAATCCATACATCTCCTCCATAAAGGATTGCATAGCTTTAAATCCATCAGTAAGGGTAGAGGCCGCAGGAAATACTTTACCAGCTACAATTTGCTCAAACTCTACAGGATTATAGTAGAAGGTAGCCTCATCCTGTAGCTTATCCAGAGTACGTAATATAAAATTATGATAAGCCTTTATTCTAGGATCCTCATCATCATCATCTGGAGCTATAGCCTTAGCCAAGATAAGTAGGGATACAGCCATTGAGACAGCTAAGAAATCCTTAGCCTGAGCTCTTAGATTAGAACGAGTAAGATCTGCAAATTCCTGGAAGGTAAGATTAAGCTCCTTACCATACTTTTTCCTGTAAGTATCTCTTTGCTTCTCATAAAGTTCCCTCATCTGTTCTATACTTTTAGGAGTTGTATTAAGAGCATCAATAAGGGAGGTTAATCTGGTAAAGAAGTGAGTGCCTCCAAATTTCCACCAAGTTTGTAATCTTCCCCATTCATAAGCCTGGGAGGCAGCATTATATTTTAAAGCACCAGTTCTGGCCTCAACTATACCTGGTATCCAGTTTTTAAATACCATCATTCCTTTTACTACAGGTATAATAGAGCTTAATCTGGTTTGGTCCTCAGAGATATTGCCCAAGGCTCTTTGAGATATAGCCATTGCTAATCTCCTAATTTCCTGTACTGAGCTATCACCTCTCTCAACACCTTTTATGGAGAGTTTATCATTTATAATCTCCATGTTATCCCACACGCTATTAGAGTTCTTTAAAGAGGCTATTTCTTTTATAGCTCTCCTCTCTACCTCTTTTATAGTACTGGGATTATTATATCTCTCTCTATACCACTTCTGAGAATGCACATAATCATTGACATTCATTAATTTACCATTCATTACTATAGTATTATCTAACAAGGATAAGCCAGTAGTAATTTGTACATACCTATCAGATTTACCTATAAGCCCACCAGTCCACTCCTGCATGTTATGAGGGTTTAACTTGGAGTAAGAGAGTTGTGCAGCTTTTATCTTATGAGTACTCTCAGTGGTAAACATAAAGTAATCAGCGGCTAATCTGCGCATTTTGGCTTTCTCACCAAAATTCATCATTGCCATACCTAAGGAACCAAAGTTCCTGGCATAATCTGCACCAGAGAATAAATCTCCCGCATTAATAAAGGTCTGTAGTGAACCACCAAATAAGTTAGAGAGAGGAGATACTATATTAAGGTTGTTTAACTGCTGCATGTAGAAGAACTTGGTTATAGCATCTACACTCCTTACAGCTGAGATTCTCCTCTCAGGATTAATATCTGTAGGGTACATCTTGAAGCCCAGGAACTTATTAATCTTCTCAAATACTTTGGTGGCTGTTTTTAAGGTACCTCCTAAAGCATCGGCATCAACATATGCCTTACCATATATAAGAGCATCAGCATGGGCTTTAAGTAGTTTAGCATTATCATTTCCAGCCTCCTCCTCACCTCTGCTATTAAGGTGATTCTTTGCAGCCTCAACCCTAAGTAAACCTTTAACTTGTCCCTCTGCATCACTAAGCATTTTATAACGAATAGCCGAATGATCTAATAAAATAAGGTTAGAGAACACATCATTTGACTCCTCACCCTGGGGTAGAGCATGAGTAAAATAAGTAGGTATCTCTCTAAGTATCTCACCTGTAAGAGGATCTACTTTACCATAACCTACAGTTGTCTCATCTATAGAGATAGAGTTTAAAAACTCCCTGGTAAGGCTGACTTTATTACCGGCCATTATTCTCTCTACTATACCAGATCTTATATAAGGTAAGAAGGTTCTAGCCTCAGCTTTTGAGATATACCCGATAGAGGCATAATACAGATTTCTCTCTCTTATATACTCATATAAAGCTCTAGCAGGGCTATTAGAGGGTTTCATGAGCTCCTTGTACTCATCACTTTCCCATTTTGAGAGGGGGAATTGTCTAAGGGATTTTACATCCCTCCAGGCAAAGGAGTCAGGATTATTAAAATTCATCCTCTTCTTAGTAGCTATTATAGCCTCCTCTCTCTCACTATTGTCCTCAGGTGTACCATCTGCATTTAATCCATACTTAGGTGAGACTTTAAGGGCCTCAATCTCTTTTTTAAGTTCCTCCTCCAAGTATGTTTTATAAGCTGAGGTATCAATATTTTCCCTGACCCATTTAGTATCACCCGCTGCAATCTTACTTTTAAGAGTATTATAGAACTCCTTCTTATATTGGCTGAGTAGTTTATTCTCTCCTTTAGCTTTTATACTGGAGAAATAGTCTTTTTTGGAGAGACCTTTTTTAGTAGCCCAATCCTCATAAGCCTTGAATATAGGTTTTACCTTCTCAATTTGTTCATCAGCCTCTTTATCTGCTTGATTTTTAATCCTGTTTACGATAGAGTACAAAGCTCTCATAGACTCCATCTGTATAGTAGCAGTACTATTAAAGATTTTTGGTAACCCTTTTACTATGGCCTCAGGTGAAAGTAAATCATGATAACCATACCTTCCAGCTATATTATTAGCTACAAAGCTTTTTAACATCTCATCCAGATTCCTCCTATTGTACTGAGATGATAATACTCCCTCATCTATACGGTTTTTGAGATCCTCATCTGTTATGTTATCCCTTATTCCTTTTAGGTAGGAGTTTAATTCGCTGAATAAGTCTAAGGCTTGATCCAGGGTAATAATCCTATTCACAAAATCTGAGATATCTTTATCAGGAATATCTATTATCTCCTTACTATCATATTTCTCTTTGTACTCACTAATAAGATTCTGTAATGTACCATTAGCAGTATTAACCTCCTGTAGGAGAGGTGTAATGTCTTGCTTTAATTGTAAATGCCTTATAGCTGTAAATAGGTTATTTAACCTATCAGCCTTTTCCCTTCTTTGTTCAGGATCTACTTTTTGATTGGAGATCTGATCATATAAAGCATTTAGACTGGCTAATAGTTTATCTATTTGTGCATCACCAGTAGTCTCACCTTTAGTAACTACAGGTAATAAGTAATCATCAGAGATATTATGAGGGTCTACATCACCTATATGAATATCAGTAAGTTGTGCAGTATATTTACCCGTATTCTGGTCATAACCCTTGTCATACTTTGCTACTATAGGAATCATCCTGGTTTGAGCAAATTGCTCCTCCTTAACTCCATAAGCCTCTTTTAAGATCTGCTTATAGATCTCCATCTGTAATCTCCATGCCTGGATTTTATACCAAGGTACATCATTGTAATATTCAGTATTAAGATTTATAAACTTCCAATCGAGTATATTTACTTTAGTACCTAAGGTTTGATCTGGCTCTAACACAACCAAATCCATTGTACCACCTATAGAGCTATTCTTTCCAGCTCTATTGGTATTATACACACCTATCTCGGAGAGGAATATAGAGTCTGGATCATAAGTATGTAACCTGTCCCATAAGTTATCTCGTAATAGGGTATATATTCTGTTATCCCCAATAAGAGGTGTATACTTATCATCAGATTTTATATTCTCATTATATTGCTCTTTGGTTACTAACTTATGAGTAGCAGGATCTATCATAAGGGTTATAGCATGTTGAAAATCCTTATGCCCCTGAGAACCCTTCTCTCTAACTATCTCATTTATAGCATCTCTAGCCTCATTAGGTTCCATCTCCCTATTACCTAATATCTTCTTATACAGCTTTTTAACACTGTCAGAGACTCTTTTAGCTATCTCTTTACCTTGTACAAAATATCTGGGTTGTTTGGAGACTACACCATCCTCATCTTTATGATCTACCTCCTTAAGCTCCATACTATTAGATCGAGTAATAAGGGAGTCTGAGATCTCTTCGGGTTTTTTTACTTGCTCAGGTTCTGGAGCCTCTTGGGAATAACCTGTGCGAGTTGGGTTAGCAAAGAATGCCTCATTAGGGATATTACTAAACTCTTTAAATATTTGATCCATATTGGTATTGGCATCAATAACATGAGTGCCTATAGCAAATGCCTGATCAAATAAAGTTTGCTGCTTCTCAGGAATATTGAATAGTGATCTAAAGAAGTCTAATAGTTGTTCCCATAAGTTTTTATACTGAGCTCCCTCTACAGGAGGAAGATTGGTAAGATCTTTTACAAACGAGCCATTAGTAAATATACCAGTAATAAACTCATGTACATTTGTAAGGTGGTATTTATCCTGTATACGATCACTATAATTAGCCTTTACCTTCTCAAACAGGTCTTTAAAGTCTTTGGCTATAGGATCATTACTATTAAGGAAGTGATAACTTAAGGAGTGTATAATCTCATGTAATAAGGTAACCTCACTACCCTCACCTTTAAAATCAGCATACTCAGCTATTTGAATATTCCCACCATGAGCATGATATACTCCTGCAGCATACATACTCTTTTTAGGATCTACAGGATCAGGAGTAGTAATAAAGGGTTTTCTTACCAGTTCAACCTCAGGATTAACTATGTTGTACTGCAAAAGAGTTTTAGCTAATGGGGCTAAAGGATGAGAACTCTCAGATATCTTCTGTAATATATCTTGTACAGTTGTTTTATCACCTCCTGAGAAGTATTTCTCCCTTAAAAATGTATCTTTTGCATTATATACCCTAGTTGGAGAACCTAAAAGGTTAGTATCACTATCACCTTGAGGAGTTATACCTATAGCCATGTCCTCCATCATTTTGTGATAAGCCTCGGTCTCAAACCATACTTGTTGAGCTATAGGGTGTAAAGAGACTACAACTTTATTGTTATAACCTGATTTTGTGGGTACTTTTAAGATAACAGATTTAGGAGCTCTATAATCCTGGTTAATTTGTCTTACAAGAGCAATCTGCTTTTTATATTGCTCAGTGCCTGGTTTGGAGAAAAGTCTCTCATTACCATACTCTCTGAATAATTTAGAGTGGTTTATTCTAGACCATATATCTGAGTTGATCTGCTCAAGTCTATCAATTAACTCAGGATGGCCGCTATAAGCTGACCTAATGTAAGGTACTGTACAAGACATTTATTATATTTTGTGGTTTAGAGGGGACAGCTCTGATCTGTACCCTCATCAGAGTCTGTGAAAGTAGGAGGGGTAGTAACAGGAGTAGTAGGAGAGATAGGCTCCTGTATAGGACTATTCTCAATAATATCACTATCATTAAGTTCCCTTTGTACTACAGTAGTTCCATTATTTAAGACAGATTGCTGAGGCTGTGTATAATACTCCTTGGCATAAAATCCATCACCTAATGCATTAACTGGCTTATATACATAAAGAAGTTCATTAGCTTTCCTACCCTCTGCTGTAAGAGGTACATCACCCTGTCTTACTTGTTTATATAGTGAGATCTCTCTATAAGAGAAATCACCATTCTTCCTCATCCTCTTCCTCTGGTTTTTATTAAAGCCAGGTTTATTGGTGCTTATTCTTAGATAAGGATACTTAACATCCGAGGCATTATATATACTGGAGAGGGCTATAAGAGTGCCTCCAGAATTTTGGGTATTAAACCATTTACGAAGTTTAAAGGGAACATTCAGGTATGGAGCTATGCCTACAAATTCACCAGCTTTGGAGTATATATATCTCTCCTTTACTACAGGAACTATATCAGTATCCCTCCACATGTTCCTAAAGAACATCTCTTTGAAAGGTGTGAGATCAGCTGAGGACAAATTATCCATAGCTGTTTTAAGATACTCTTTATAATCTTCGAGGGGTATAAGCGAGGTAAATGAGATTGGAGAGTTCTCTATACCACTTTGTAATATAGCTGCTTTAACAATGTTCTGGTAGATATCATTAGTTAAAACACTATCTCTAAGTTCCCTGAAAGTTTGGGTAATATCATTTGAGGCTGTAGTGTCAACCTGCTTCTTATCAAATGCAATATTACGAGTTTTTCCTGGAGTTCTGGTAAGGATTGAGAACAAATTATTGAAAGCCTCAGATTTACTATTAGCCAGAGCCTTAAATAACTCATCAGCTGCTGAGGTATCCTTATCGACTAATATTTGTTTGATGTACTTATTAAGAGGATCCTCACCTTGAGTTTGTGCTACATAATCAATAAGAGCAGCTTTTACTTTGGAGGATATTGCCTTTTGAGTATCCAGAGAGATAAATTGACCCTCCTTGGTAAACTCATCTAATATACTATCTGTAAACTGCCTAACTATTTTATTCTCACTAGGTAATATAGTAGAGAGCATATCCCTGGTAGAGGCTAGGTTCTCTTTAATATCACCCAGGAAAGTATTACCCAATACCTTAGAGGCACCAGTAAGAAGATTGGAGTTTAGAGCCCTATCAGTCTGTTTATATTTAGTATATATTAATCCGGGATCACCAAAGTTAGCTCTGTCATAGTTTACACCTTGGTTAAAGGCAAATAGTTGCTCAGCTATAGCTGCATGGAAGAGAAACTCCTTAAATATATTAACCTGCTCAGCCTCCTCTTGACGGGTAAGTTCCTCATTATTAGCATACTTTCTTACATTATCCTCTAGTGTACTAGCATTAAATCCAGTTACTTTAGGATCACTCATATAATTCTCCAGGGTAATACCTATATTGTAATCAGAGAGTAATCTACCTGAGCCTTTCTTGGTAAGCATATTAATATGATCCATCACTATAGGCTGGTGTAATAACCATACAATTTGCTCAGGATCTATACCCTCCCTCAACATAGCCATAGCTATAGGACCACGAAGTCTAACAAAGCCCAACTCACTTAAGAATTGATCCTTAGTCATATCTACAGCACCAGTTACACACTGATTAATATAATCAGAGATATACTTATCCTTTACATTAAGAGTATTTCCTATAGAGAGCATACCCTCACTATTCCTATTTACCTTAAGCTGAGGACCCTTTTGGAGGATAGATTTCATTAAAGGACTGTAAGAGGAGGCTCCTATACGAGAGGGATCAAATGTAGTAGCTGCTCCCTGCATCATAGTATTATATACCTGGGACAAGGAGTATACACCCACATTGATTTTACCTATAAGGTTATTATCTCTGTACCTGGAGAGTTCAGCTCTGTTTATTGGTGAGGGTACAGAGTTTTTTATACCAAATATCTCATTTAGTTTGTCCCTAAGTTTGGTTAACTCATTAGCCTCATTAGGAGTAATAAGTCTAGTAAAGTTTTCAGGGGTAAGAATAAGATCAGAGGTACTATCAAAAAACTCATTCTGTAAGGATTTGAGATACATATCCTCAATAAACTCCTGTTTAGCTACAGATTGATAATCCTCATCCTCAAGTTTACCCTTTCTCTCCTCCAAACTATTTATTCTGGATTGTAAAGAGGACATTATATTCTCTATATCCTCATCTGTAGTTGCACCCTCTAACAAAGCATTAATATATTTTTCATGCTTTTGAAAGGCATTAAATGTAGAGAGCATATTCTGAGCTATAGCTTCATTAGAACCCTCACCATTATCATCTAGAGCTTTTTGAACCTCTAGGAGTTTAGTAATATTATTTTCAACTCTCTCATAAGAGGCATCTAATTTATCCTCAAATACCTTTCCATAAAATTCATTATGGTCTACCTTACTCTTAAAATACTGGATGGGCTTGATATCACCCTTATTATCAGTATAGGTATTATACAGGTACAGGTTTAATTTATCAATATCAAAGTCAGAGGAGGTCTTTTTAGTAATCTCGGCAGGTAATACTACTGTATCACCATATATCTCAGGTAAGAACTCCTTTATAGTAAATGCCTCCATCAGATTCAACCCTGAGGTAGGAATACGAAAACCTACACCAGTAAGTAGCTTTTTACCCTCAGGAGATTTATTCAGATATTTAAGAAGGTCTTTATCTGAGAGTTTAGATAATTTAGAGGAGAGATACTTTCTGATGTTCTTTGAGGACAGCATAACCTCAGCCCTACCAACTTTAGTAATATTACCCTCCTTATCAAAAGTAGGTTCATAAAACTTAAGATGATCTGCTACAGTAACAGTCTTACCATTTACAGTTTCTTGCCTAATCCCATTTTTACCAAATAATGCTACAGGTACCTGTACAGCTGCTACACCATTTACCTTAGTAGAGATAAATGATTTATCTACCTGGCTCATTAATATAGAGATAATGGATCTGTAGGAGTTGGAGGCCTCAGGAGGAATAGCAAAATCTACCTCACCAGTCTCAGGATTAACCTCGGTACGTAATGAATCTTTTACATTATCAGGAAGTTGTCTCCTAAATACCTCATTTTGTAATAGCTTGGCTATAACTGATTTGTCAGCTATATCATAATTACCATTCCCATAATGCACTACACCAAACTTATTAAGTAAGGAGTTAAATCCTGCATTGACTCTCTCCTTGGCAATATTATTATACCTATCAATCTTTTGTTGTACAGTAGGATTGGCGGCTACACCCATATTGGAGAGATCTATAGTAGCCAGGTTAGTAATCTGAGTACCCTGGGTAATCTTACCATTATCATGATAATCTACCTCAGTAATTATACCTATAGTATCATATCCAACTTTTATATCAGATTGAAAAGGTGTAGTTACAGAGGTACCATCTTTGTATAAATCATCTACTACATCAGCACCAGCCTTTCTACCAGAGAGAAATATTGCATAATCCCTGCTATTACCATCAGAGGCTTTACTGTTAAACATCCTCTCATAAAGATCCTGCATGTCTGGATTGGTTCTGGCTAGAGCCCAAGTCATAGGAAATACACTATACTTATCAATAACATTATTAAGATATGTAGAACCATATTTAGGTCCGGAAACTATAGGCTTCTTTACAGAGAGAGTAGCCGGAGTATTATGCCTTTCACCATTCTCTACAAACTTATCATATACAGCTTTGTCCTTGGCTTTTAGAGAGTTATCTGCATAAGTATATTTACCTTGCTGGTTAAGTTCATATCTTGCTACAGCATAATCATCTTGATATAACCTCTCTAACTCAGGAGACCATACACCATTCTTTAACAGGAATTGTTTGAAGAATGATAAAGTACCTATAGAGGAACCATCAGTAACCTCAATAGTATTGTACTCCTTAGTAAGGATCTTTTGTATAGCCTCAGGAGCATTATATCTAGCAGGCTGTCCCTGGGCTTTAATATCCTGTATAGTAACAGTATTAGAGTATGGTTTGAATGAGGTATATCCTAACTCATTGGGATGTAAATTATTATTGAAATCTCTATTAGCTTTATTATCAAACTCAGTACTTACTAAAGTTGTTTGTCTAAAGGAATTAAAGGTTTTTACTCTTCTTATGCTATCCTTCTCAGCTCTCTGGAAGGGATCTCCCAAAAACATTTTATGCTGCTCAATATTGGCTATAACATAATTTACCTCTAGAGCTTTAAGGAGATTATTTACATTCTCTGTAGTAGTAGTATCATTACCCGAGAGAGCACTCTCATCTAGCCACCTCCAAGTATACCCTGTAGAGGTAGGGGTTAATAGACCCTCCTTCTCCATAAGAGCTTTAAGGGAAGTTACTCTGTCCTGAAAGTACTTGTTTATATCCTGAGCTATCTCAGTTTTGTGTTCCTGTATAAAGTTGGGAATATCTTGCTCATTCTGACTAAGATGGTTGTATACTTCCTGTTGCAACTCGGGAGAGAGTATCTCCTGCATAAATCTTAACTTAGTAGCTGAACGAGGAGTGTTATCCTTAGTAGCTTTAGCAAGTTCCCTATTATCCTTTATACGGATAGGAGCCTCATTAATAAGATTCATCTCATCCTCTAAATATCCCATAAAGGTGGAGAGTTCTCTGGAGGAGACAGTGCCATACTTAATAAGAGATTTATGGATAAACTCACCAAATCTTATCATGTGCTCAGTATTACTATCCACTGAGCTTATAGTATAATACCAACCATTTAAGTTTTGATTGATCTCAGTTTGTAATCTGAGAGCATAACTCATTCTGGTAGTATTCCAGGTATAGCCACTATCATCATTTACGTGGGCTAGAATATAACCTGTTTGTAAATCCTGCACTCTTTTACCACCTCTAAAGAATGATCCACTAGGCTTTAACAGCATAGAGTTTTTAGAGAATACATCTCCTGCTACCTGAGGAAGGCTCTGAGACAGATCATCTAATGTATTGACTTTATTGAAGCTATTTACAAATACTGAATTTCTGTTATGAGGTACATACTTCTGTCTGTAATGACCTTTCTCATCAAAGAATACACTCTCAGGCTCAATATTAGTAGCCTCTACATATAATCTAGCCAGGGAGTTAAATGCTCCCTCTATATTAAGAGATCTACCTGTAATAAGATTAACCTCAGTTTGAGATTTTAACTTGTCAGAGATAAACTTTACACTCTCATCAAACTTGTGTCTTTGAGTAGGAGTAAGATCATTAATAATATCCTGAGGAAAGTTTATACCAAGTTTAGAGAGAAACTCAATCTCTATAGATCTCTTTTTACTATTAAGAGATTTGGATCTGGTCTCACCTATTTTACTTGCGTTGATGCTATATATCTCACTGCTAGGGAGATAGGATATTACAGAGTTTTTCTCAGAGGCTTTAGCTTTTATACCCTCCATCCATTTGGAGAGCTGGGTTTTAACCATATCATTCTTAGAGGCTGCACTACTATATACTGTGCCCTCTTCTCTCTCGTGCTGAATAATAGCTACGGGTTTCTGCCTGGAGAAAGTATTAAAGAATGAGATAAGCAATCTCCACTGGTCAAAATTAAGATCTTGGTAAGGTATAGCACCAGTTTTAATATTACCACCAAGTCTCTTTAATAGTACCTTAGCATTAGGATTATTCTTACCCATCTGTACCAAGCTGTTCCTCATCTCCTCCAAATCAAGTTTGTTTGAGGTACCCTCCATAGTCTGAATAAACATCTTCCCAAAATCTACTAGCCTACCACCACCAATAAGTGAGGGTTTCTCTATAGGCATACCGAATGCATCTACAGTTTTATCTCTCTCCGTTATAGTAGCCATAAGAACTTTTATAGCTGTACTAGCTGATTTTATAGGATCTATAGTAAAATGATCTCTGTCATACTCACTACCTGTTCTATCCTCCCTATTAGGATCACCATCATCAGCAAACTCAATACCTATAGTTTTAAGAAACTCTTTATTAGAGGTAACTATCCTGTCCCAATTACTCTCTATACTATTATATACTTGTCCGAGCTCAGTAGCTATATTATCTTTCTCAGCTTGGGAAATCTCAGTAGAACTCTCAACAGCATTATAATAGTCACCCAGTACCCCTAAGAGTTTAGGCTTAATTGCCTCATATAACTCGATAGAGGTTAACTTGGAGGGATCAAATAAGGAACCTTTTTGTACAAATACCTGATTAAGTACCTGGGAGGTTACCTCATCAGAGATATCTCTATTTACTTGCACTGAGAGGGAGGGTACAGATTGATAAGCTAACCTGTCCTCAGTAGGTCTCATCTCCCTGTAGAAGCCAGTATTTATTTTACCGTATAACTTCTCAAGTTTAGATTTTACTCCTGCAATATTCTTAAAGAACTCTACTATAGAGTCATATACTTTTCTAAGAATAGACTTAGGTTTATTGACTTTATTGATATAATCTGCAAACCCATCAGCAATGTTCTCTTTTAATTGCTCATCAGTAGCATCACTGTACTTAACCTCACTTGCAGTAAGAGCATCAAAGAATGAGCCCGGTTGTTTCCTAGCTTCATCTAGTATAGCCTGTTGCTGGGTGAGAGGTACAAAATAGTTCCAAACTGCCTCAAATGCTTCGTGATAAGGAGTTATAGTAGGAGCATTGCTAAATATAGTAACCAAAGAACCCTCCAGCTTACCCCATGCCTTACCATCCTCACCTAACTTAGAGATAAGATGGTCTACAATCTCTACATTAAAATGAGGAAGGTTCTCACCCATCCATATTTTAAAATTCTCAATAGCTTGAGGATCAAGAGTATTACCGCTAAATCCAGGAAATACAGTTTTGAATGCTTTTGCAGCACCTGTACTAGCACCTCTTAATTTACCTTTTATTGCCTCGAGAGAACTTTGTGAGAGTATTCTAGTAGCTTGTTCTTTATTAGATATACTATTGAGTAGCTCAGTTACTGATTTTTCTTGGGTATTTTGGTTTGCTAATTTGAACCCTGTATCAGTCTTAACAACTAACCCCTTATCCATTAAGCCTTTGACAAGCCTTATATTATTATACTGGGCAATAAGCTCAGGTGTAGGTTCCTTCCCTTGAGAGGTTAGAAACTCACTTGTTGATTTATCCAGCTCTTTATTAGGTTCAATTGAGAAGCCTAGCTCATCATCTGTATCCTTCGAGGCAAGATATTTTACTGGTATACCGCTTATTACACCATTATTAAGAGTTTCATTATCGGTTATTATACTCTGGTTTTGTGTAGGAGCTGGAGGAGGGGACTTAGTAGCAGTCTCAGCTTTAGCAGGCAATTTAACCTCAGGTAATCCAGAGAGTATAGCATACTTACCATTATAAGGATAAGAACCCTCTGTTTGGGTAGGAATATTTACCGAGAGAGGAGTGGATTCTTGTCTTGCTTTACCATTATCAGGATCAGTTGTATCCTCTAACTGGTAAGTGGGAGAGAGTAAATAATTCTGATAGTTCCTCCATTGCCTATATTGTACTGTACCATTCTCAAGATCTACACCTGTAATCTCATTATAAGGAATATTAAGACCCTGATCTAATTTATAAGAGGAGACAGAATTATATATACCTTGTTCACCAGCCTCACCTAAAAATCTCTTAACTAGGTGAATACCATTCTCCATAGTATCTATACCCTCCTCAGTAAATGGTACAGTAACATCATTCCTACCAAGATGGAGTAATCCTTTATCAATCCACATTTGGTTCCTGGCAGGGGATGAACCTTCCTGAGGAGTACCGAAATGAATAAGACCATTAAGAGAGTTTAATATCTCCTGGTCAAGTATATGAACTCTCTTACCAGGATTTTCCTGCTGCAATTGGAAATTAGCTACAGCCTTTCTAGCTAATAGTTTAAGGGCTTTATAACTATTCTCAGCCTCAGATGTAGTAAGATTTCTATTGTTTAAGTGCTGTGCAAATCCCCTGTAAGAGAGTAATAATCCTCCTATAGGTATACCTACAGATCTTCCCTGATGGAGTACACTACCAGATTTAGAGACTAATATAACCTGGTTATCATCCAGTTCACTATTATCTCCCTTAGTTTGCTTTATAAGACCTGCTGAGACAACATCGTTTTTTATATTCTCAGTCTTTAATGGAAATCCTCTGGAGACTTGAAACTCATAATATTGTCCCTCAGGAGAGGACATAATTTGCTCTCTCTGGGCTTTATAGATATCCAGGTAAGGTTGTATCCTAGCCTCATCCTCTTTACTGTCTTGAGATTTCTTTTGGAACCTGGCTACTTTACCTTTCTCACCTATAGAGTACATCTCAGCTGTAGGCAGGGTGGCAAATACAATATGGGATTGATCAACAGGCTTTCCCACCTCACCAATCTCTTTACCCTCATTATCCAGGAATACATAATTTATACCCTCCTTAGTGACAAATACAGTAGAGATAACTCCCTTTATAGGATCTGAGGGGGAGACACTCTCTAAGGAAGGGTCTATAAGTTTAGCCCTGTCCCATTGGCTTTGAGAAAATCCTGTTAATCCTAAACTATCCTCATTGGAAGGAGTAACTAACAGTACTCTTACATTTTCCCTATTAGGGAGATGATCTATATTATTTACAAACTGATGATACCTAACTACATGCTCAGGAGGATTAGGCCCGTTATAAATAGTGGTAGAGGAGAATATATCCTCATCATACTTTCTGGAGGTTTGTGCTGTAGGTTGTGCTTTGTCTGAGGGAGGAGTTTGTACCCTTGGCTCACCTTTACTTTCAAAACCTATCCTCCTTCTGAACTCAGCATTAGCCTTAGCTGTATCCTCAGCTCTTTTCTGAGCAGCTATAACATCAGCCCTATCATAGATACCTTGGAGATGAGATTGTAATACAGCCCTCTCTTTGAGATAACCATTCAGCTCATCTTGAACAGCCTTAATTTTACTATTAAGACTATCAATAGTTTTAGCTTTTACAGCTTTTATATACTCGTTCTCCTGTAATGGCTCTATAGCAGCATCTATCTCCCCAATAAGATCTTGAGGTATATCCTGTTCCCCACCATACAAATTGGAAGTTCCATTAATAATATCCTTAATCTCCTCAGGTCTAAACTCAGGGAATTTCTTATTGAACTTAGATAAGGTGTCCAGGACTATTTGTCTAGCTGATTGATAAGCCCTCTGAGCAATCTTTACCAGATTATTTAATCTATTAATCTGCTTTGTTTTAGCAGAGATAAGATCATTAAGGTCACTTATCTGAGAGGTAAGTTGCTCCTTAATATCATTAAGGTTAATATCCTCCTCATGAGTAAGAGCCTCTTGTACCTGAGTAAGATAATCCAGATTATAATCTAGCTGATTTCTCTGGTCATTAAGAGTTTGGATTTGACCTTTGATATTCTTAATATCACTATTAAGAGAGTTCAGGGTTTTTACCTGAGTAGAGAGATTAATATGTCTAACCTCATCCTCATTAGCTGAGAGAAGTTTGGACAGTTTATCCTCTTTAGTGGAGAGAGACTTTTTTAACTCATCAAGTTGCTCATCTACTTTAGTAAGTTCTGCTTTTTGAGTTGTTATAGCTTGAGATATCTCAGCTCTGGCCTCATTAAGATTATCTAACTTCTGCTTCTTAATCTTAGCAGCATCTATCTTAGCCTGAGTATGAGTAGAGAGAAGTTGCCCATCAGGTAAGATCTTGTACTTGGAGGAGGAGGTAGCATCAAATTGATCTAATGACTTAACAGAGACAAACTTATGATTCTTACCATCCCAGTATCTAAAGTATAATTTATCATTAGAGGGACTATAAAAGAGATTTCCTTTAACTATCTTTTTACCTTGTCCTTTTATACCCTGAGGTAAACCTTGCTGTATAATAGTAGGCTTCTCCCCACTCTCATTAGGTATATTATAGAACATCTCCATCTTATACCTTTGGTTAAGATGGTTGAGATAGTAATTTCCTTTATCAGTCTTAGAGAGCTCCTCAGCTGTATACAACTCGTGGTTATCTCTCAAGTTCTCAAAGGAGAGAGATTTCCTACCAGGAGTATTATCAAAGTAATGTACATTTTTATCATCGAACCCATCTATAATAATAGGTTTGGCAGATTGTAATGGTACACCCTCAGGTGTCTCCTGAGAGGATATTAAAAAGTACTTCCCGCCCTTATCTACCTTTACAGCACGGTTGGTAGTACCAAACTTAGTAGGAAGCATAAGGGAGTCTGTATCACCAAACTCATCAGATTTCCTCCTCTGTTCCTCATCCTGAGCTATAAAATGATCAAGTCCTTTATCAGTGGAGAGAAAGTTATAAGCCTCCTCAGCTCTAGCTTTTAAATCTTGGAGTCTGTTAATATCATGTCCCTGTGTAAGTAGGTTTTGTACAAAACTCTTGTGTATAGGTTTATTAGCCTCCCTGGAGAGAATCTTTTGGGATAAAGTAATAAGTTCCTCATTAAGATCCTTATTCTCAGGATCTGAATTTGCAATTTTATGAGACAGATAAGTAGAGATATCCTGAGCTAAATCAGGATACTTTTCGCTATAATTGATTAAACCCTGGTCAGAGGCTATATCCCCTATAGTTTGTAAGGAGAGATTAGAGTAATCTGTACCTATCCAAGAGTCCTTTATAGAGGATAATCTTTGATCTGCATCTCTTCCTATAGAGATATACCTACCAAGATTATCTACATACTCATTATGAGTATTGTACTTATTAGTCTGATCCTTTTGAAAATCAGTCTTGGGATTATTATAATACCTATAGGGATTTTTAAATTGCTGGTTGAGTGAGGTACTAATATTTCTTATCTCATTAGCTTTTGCAATAAGTTTATCTACATAACCCTCAGCAATTTGTCTATTCTCAGGAGTATCAGTAAGTTGTAATATACTCCTTACCTGATCATTGGAGAGGTCCTTAAGTTGAGAGAGTTGTTCTATCCTAGTTTCAAATCTACCACTATTAATAGCAGATTTGATAAAATTATAGAACATGTCATGCTTCAAGTTCTTATAGGTAAATACATCTCCACTTTGTACAGCCTTCTTCATATCCTGAGAGGCTTGCTTTGCAGCAGCAGCTGTAGCATATACTTGATGGAAGGAGCCAGTTAAGCCCTGAGAGTTCAAAGCCTCCAGGGTAGTGCTTACTAGTTTATCATCTTTTACTTTATTGGCCCATCTGGTAGCAGGTGCAGTCACCATACTCATTAATGCACCAGCTATAATATTCTCCCAGCCATCAGTAGAACCTAAAGTCTGGGCAAATCCATAACCTGTAGACTTAAGTATATCATCAAAAGTATCCTTATTATTGTTGTAGTACTTACTATGGTAATAGTTATATGTTCCCTCCTGGGCTACATTCTGTAAACCCTCCTCAAAGAATCCCTCAGAGAGTATACCTGTAGCAAGCTCCTTTTTAGTACCTAATAAGTACCTCCATAATACTTTAGGAGGTTCATTCTCTACATAATTATCCAGTGAACCCTCAGCAAGCTTTATACCCCTCCTCTCATTTATAGAGAGATTAAGAACATCAGAAAGTCCCTTAGTCTCAGCCTTAAACAGGTTAAATATCCCATCAAACTGTATAGCATCTGAGGGAGTTAATATAGCCATATTTACCAGGAACCTGGTATTAGCTGAGGCTGTAGCTTGCTTTTTAATATTATTCAGAGTATCCTCATCAGGACCCTCACCATTATGACTATCTTTATACTCCTGTACTAAATCACCATATAACTTATTATACCCCTGTCTAGCCTCAAATCCTGCCTCAGTACGAGCAGATCCTAATAGTGCAGTAGTATATTGTGCTGCATCTCTAAACTTCTGTAAGCCATTTATAGCCTTTCCAGCAGTATTAAGAGTCTCAGCTACTTTCTCAGCATCAGCTCCTAAAGTAAATAACTTACCCAGTGCGAGGGAGGTTCTACTTACTACATTGGGTAAATCAGCAAATGATCCTGCACCTCCTGTTATAGCACCTATACCAAGATCTTGTACTACAGCACCACCTATAGCACCTACAGTAAAACCAAGATTTTTAATAATGTTCTCACCCCAGAAGTTAGCAGCACCTGTGGGGGTAAATGCTGCAAGTAAGGGATGATCCTTTTCCCATTGTGTATAATAGTTAGGGAATTTATTCTCCAAACTATCTAACCAGGTATCAACACTATTCTCAGTAGGCGATTGATATAAGCTAGAAAGCTTGCCACTCTTTATTGCACCTATAGCATCTGGAAAGGTTAATAAGCTATTTACAAATGTACCAGCTGCTGTAGCTGTACCTTTAATAAGGGAGTTACGTAACTGTGCTAACCAACTTTGATTTTGGGCATTCCTCTCTTCATTATTAGTTCCCTCTACATAAGTGTAATTCCCAAGGCTGGTATTTAAAAACCTGCCTGCATCAGATCCATTACCGGCAGGAATAACACCTGAGGTACTTACTCCAAAAGTAGGATCTTGAGCCTTAGCCTTTTGGGTAGCTAAATTAGCTGTGTACTCATAGTAAGAGTTCTTGGTAGGAAATGCAGTACCTATACCCCATAATTTACCTCCAGTATTAACAGGTTGACTCTGCTCAGGAGGAGTTACAGGATTTATTTGTTCAGTATTATGAAATAGAATTTGGGCAGCTTGTGGTAAAGCTGTTGTCTCACCAGCATAAATATTTCCCAGAGGTACAATATTAGTATCTCCTTTAGCGTTAGTTGCTATATCATTATTTGGTACTGGTGTATTTGCTTGGTTATCAGCCATTAAACTGAATTATTTGTAAATAATACTAAAGGGTATATATTTGATATAAAATCTTTAACTTGATAATTGCAATCTTAATGTATCCTCTCACCTAAAATCTCCTTATTTGAAAATGGATAAACAAGAGGTAATAACTTATTATGCAGTCTCTAAAGCGGGCACATATACCTCAGTAGGAAATATTTCAGAGTTGAGGTCTACTCCAGGAATTGAGTTTGGAGTTAGAAAGATTAATCAAGTAGGACAATACAATTCTGAACAAATTATTACCGATAGGTATGGAGATGATTCAGCCTATAGGATTGGAGACTTCTCAATTATTAAGTTCACAAAAAATGGCTTTAATCATGAGTATATAATTTTCAACCATAAATCTGAGGAATATATAAAAGGAAAGTTCAGTTCTGGGAATGCATGGCCGTATATTAATGTAATTACTCAATACATATTTCCTAAAATTGCCGAACTGACTGGAGATCCTTATTATATGAGATTTATGTATGAGAAACAAATTCTAGATTTGGAGGCTGAGGTAGATAGACTAAATAAAAAGATTGAAAAGCTAGAGGAGGAGAAAGACAAATGAACTATTTAAAAGTTCTTCCTATTTTACTTCTACTCTCATCCTGTTCTAGAGGAAGTACTAGAACTGTTGAAACTGCATGGTTTCTAGCACTATTCCTTTTTGTTATAATTAGTGTAGTTGGTATAGGTGTTTCTATGGTTTCTGAGGTATTTAAGAAAAAGAAACCTAAGCCTGTTGATATGGATGAGTCTAAGGCAAAACCTGTTACAAAGAAATTTGATATAAATGACTTTTCAGATATTAAAGGCTTAGATGATGATTAACCCACAAATATGAAATATCTAATAATAATATTATTAGCCCTCCCCTTTTCAGGATATTCTCAAATGCCCTCAATGGAGGATCTATTAGGGTATACCTCAGAAAATCTTACGAAAGAACTAACTGACAATAATGCTGTATACGAAGTTTCCAAAAACAGCCAACCTGGAACTATAGATGCATTTGAATATCCAGAGAGTAGGTATGAAATGATATATAAGTATGATTACTATATTTATTGGAAGGTTGGGTATGCAAATAAAACACCTCATCCTGCACATTGTATAGGGTATGCCTTTATACAGAATAATAAAGTCTCTTATATTTTAGTATACCCCAAAACTCCTCAAGATGCCTTAAACTTATTTAGTTATATTACCTCATTAAATTATACACAAAAGGATAGCCAGCACCCAGATTTACCTGAAAATTGTTATTTCGACTCTAGAGATTACTCTGTAGAGACTAGGTTTGTATCTTTGAAATCAAAACCAAGAGTATCTTTATTTATATGCAATACCAATAGTATGTATGCCTATAAGGGTGTTACTAATTAGCTTCCTAATAAATCTATAGGTAGATCATCTGTAATTTTATTGTCTAAAGAGCCGAATATAGTATCCTCTGTAATTTCAGCTTTAGCCTTTTCATACACTGGTTCCAATAAAGCTGCCTTTTGCTCCTGTGTTAACTGAGACCATCCAGGTCCATAATTCCTTATAAAATTCTGACCCTGTAAGGTGAGATAACTCTTTTGGTTTTGAGAACTATTGATATTTAGCCATTCCAAAGCCTGAGAGGGTTCTGCAAAACCAGGAGTTGGTATTTTATGACCTGTAGTGGTCAAAGCTGTATAAGTAGCCGGAGCTCCAGTTGAGGTTCTAGTGTAATGAGATTCAGGAGTACCATTCGAGGTAATCTGTACAGGTAGTGCTTTACCAGCTTTTCCACCTTGTATATTTACAGGTACAACCCCATCATACAAATACATCAAAGTATTATATACCTGATCAGCAGATTTATCAATCTTTAAGGAGGGTGAGTTTACTTTAAAAGTATGTAGATCTGGTTTAGCCTCAGTGCCTAAATTTACAGTTACTTGAGCATCTCCAGTAGTATGGTCTATATAAGCACCTTGCAATTGTTTATTGGTAATAGCATTCTTAAGTTCCAGTTTATTGCCTGCAACATCAGTAGCCTCACCAACTGAGGCTCCACCTAATACCTGAGCATTTAAAATATTAGCTAGATTATCAATAAGCTGTGTATTTGCTGTAGGCTGTCCTTTATATGAACCTTCTTCTTGGTTAGTAACTGAGGTAGTAAAATCAACCTGAGCTACTACATCCTGTAATTGAGGAGAGATATCTGGAATTTTACTTAATCTCTCTGTAAGCTCTTTAGGGGGCTGTGTAGTATTTACAAAACCCTGGTGACCAAATGGAACACCTACACCTCCCATAACAGGAGTTAATTTAGATTGAAGTATACCCGAGGCTGCTATATTATCATTATGGCCATCCAGTTTATACTGCATTATATCCTCTGGAGAGATATGTATGCCATTTACAACCATTCCAGTTAAGCCTTGCTGTTTAGCTTGTGTAAGGGCATTAGCTTTTATGTTCTCTAGCTTCCTCTGCATTCCTATAGCAGTGAGTAGTTTAGGATCACTATTAGAGAACATAGTCTTTAGGTTATCAGGTACAGAGTTATCACTATGATCTGTTTGCCACTTTTTATAAGCTTGAGCCATATAGCCCATCCACTTATCTGTAGCCTCCTGTCTAGTTAAGGGATTGGTTAACTGACTATCAGTATAGCCTGCTGAGGTAGCATAATCCTTAAAAGTTCCTTGCATAGCAGCTACCTCACTAGCCTCAGTACTATGCATAATATTGAGATAGTCTTTATATCCCTGGATACCACTTACTTTGTCTTTAGTTATTCTGGGATCAGTTTGCATCTCACCTGCCTGATTCTGCATTACTCCATATGTATTAGGTGAGAATGCAAGGGAACTGGAAGATCCTGCAATACCACCTCTTATATTTTTAGAGGCAAGTTTTAATGCAGCTACCCTAGCCTGATCTATACTATAAGAAATCTCAGGCTTTTTTGAGAAAGGTACTGAGAAGGCCATATTGTGTATGGAGGTCTTGGTATTTATATCTCCATTAATATCTCTCATTCTAGCTATAGCCCTTTGTCTTTCTTGAGGATCTGTTAAAGATCTCTGTAAAGCAGCTATTTGGGTTTTATCCTGTAAGGTTTTAGCCTTTAGCTTCTCTACCTCCGAGGGTAAAGATTTTGCACCTGCTGAGATATTATTTTGGTCTATATCACTTTGTAAGGAGTTAATCTTACTCTGTATATAAGGAGCATAAGTATTCTGAAACCATACAGCTCCATCCATATTAGTGGCATTAACCCTTCCCTCTACAGCTAACTGATTCTTAAAATTAGCTGAGGCATGAGCATCAATATATCTCTGGAAATCGCTATTAGATTTACCTGTAAATTTCTGAGTAGTTATAGTGCCATTTGCATCCTCAGTAGGCTTTTCCATATACTCAGTAGGAAGTGCCAGGTAATCCTTCTGTAATTGGCTATACTCCTTACTATAATCATAATAAGGCTGATAAGGGGTACTATCTATATAAGGAGTACTGAGGTTACTATCCTTCCTCCATTGACCTATACTGTATAAAGCATCCTGCTCATTAGTAGGATTGTACAGTTCTGGGTGTTTAGTCTTAATATCATTGATATAAGCTAACTTACTTTGAATAGCTTGAGTAGAGGTTAGGGCATTTTTAACTATGGGATCATTAGTTATAGTCCCTGCTGCCTGAGTAATAGAGTTAATTACTTGACTATTGGAGAAATCACCAGAGATATTATTACTAACCTGCTTCTTTAATGAACCAAGCTTATCCTCAATATAAGGTGCAAACTTGCTATCTACTGGTAGATCAGCTATAGTATTATATATACCCTCAACCCTTTGTAATCCTTGCTCATACATTTGTTGCTTAGCTAAACCAACTTTAGCATAAGTCTCTACTGGTAGAGTAGGGATGTAAGGATTAAAAGATGATATTGAATCTGTAAAATTTGCCAAGAGGAATTAGAATTTAGCAAAGGTAATCAATGAAATACACATTTCCAAATAAATTTATATGAGTAATCATATAGATTACTTTGAGTTAAGTGCTTTTATTAAGGCACCATTTGAGGATTTGGGCATAGGATTAATAGGATCTTTAGGACCTACAAAGTTTACATTACCTTGTCCATCAAATTTATAATAAGGATACAAGGATTGGTAGGCAGCAAGTTGTTTATTCTCTAATGCATTTTGCTCCAGCTTTGAGGCTATGGAGTTTAATATAACATTGGTTTGAGCTTTAGTCTTGCTATTAGCTGTTTCCTGTCTTACATATTGTTGATCAGCAAGTTTTAAATTCTCCTGCTCAGCTTGATTAAGCAGACCAATATTATTATTGTACACACTATTATCAATCTGTTGGTTAGTTCTGAACTCATTTCCTAATATAGATTGATTGGCCTTGTACTTATTAGCTGCTAAGGAGGATAAGTACTCGGGATTATTTCTACCTATCTCCTCCAGTCCTTTGAAATCAGATTGATTTGCATTAAGTTGATCCTGGAAAGAGACTTGATAAGGTTGATATAATCTAGGAGTATAAGATTGACCTTGCACACCCTCCCTGGAGTTTTCACCAAATGCTACTAACTCAGGTACAATCTCAGAGAAAGGTAGGGGTGTAGGAGAATACTTAGGAGGAGTAAACTCATGAATATTATAATCCGTGGTAGTATTGGCAGTACTAGGAACTGATGGAGAAGGGGATCTTAAAGTCTCAATGGGAGGAGTCCTATCAGGAAATGAGGGGGTATACAGTTCATTTGTAGGAGGTACATTAATATCTGGTGTAGGCTCTGGCTCAGGAGTAATAAAAGGAGCTGCTCCAGTTATTTTCTTTACATAATCTCCAGGAGTCTCAGTGCCTGTAGTAGAGGCTGAGATAGGAGTATCCCAGGTAATCTTCTTTCCCTGGCTAGTATAATAGCCTTTGTTAATAAGACTATCAGCTGCACCCTCACCAACCCTATGGGCTAGGGCAATATATTGAGGATTACCATTATACTTGTCATTCAGATGATTAAGATGAAGAGTCATAATATCATCTTGTACCTCAGGATTGGTTTTAAAAGCACTCTCAAAGTCTGATAGATTATTAATCCCAAATCTTTTAAATCCTCCTGGATTGTTCTTATAGATATTATCTCTGGTAGCTTTTGTAAATTGATACCTTCCATAAGCACTAGACCCTGGAGAGGAGGCATTATAATTATTGCTACTCTCTACAGCACCAAACCTTCTAATATAGTTATCCAATGCTATAGGATCCAATCTACCACCCTGAGGATATTTTCCTAGATTAGCACCATACTTAGCCTTTTTAATTGAACCCTTACTCATAGCTTGAGGATCCAGACCCATCTCATCAGCAGTATCTAGCATAGCATTCTGTACATCAATAAGATATTGCTTCTGAGAGGCTAACTGTTTCTGCTTTTGGGTAGCTCCCCATCCCATAAGATAAGCAGCATTATTAGCTAGAGTTCCAAACTTTGAGGTATCAGTTATATGAGAGGTTAGAATATCATCAGCTGTTTTCATTTGTTTACCAGCTTTATTCTCTAACCTGGCTAATTTCTTAGAGGCAGTCTTAAACTTCATTTGTGTACCAGGTACAATCATATTACCCATGATATTAAGATTACCCTGGTTATCTACTTGACCTGTCTCATTACCCTCAACCTCAGCTGGTACTCCCTTAAATGAAATTCCCACCCCACCTTTTTCATGAGAAGGACCTTTAAACTCTATAGTAGGTGACATACTATAAGGATTTTGAGAGATTACCTCTGCTCCACCTCCCCAGTGAAACTGTAAAGGATCAGATTGTGGTGCTGTTACTTTTACTTTCATACTTGTTCAATATTATAACCGAGTGATTTATAATAATTTATCTCACTTGGACTGAGATCATAAGTTCCATCCATAAGTTTTAATCCGCTATCACCCTTTTTAAGACCTGGATACTTTGCATATACATTATTAATAACTGATTGGTCATGATGTAGATGAGCTAATCTTAATGCATCTATAGCATCAGCTTTCGATGGTATAGGATATGAGCGGTGGGGTCCTGCAAAATCTCCAGAGGAGACTCCTGGATAAGGATGAGATTTACTACCATAATCAGAGGATCTAGATAATCCCCCACCATCATCATAATTAGAGACAAATAATGGAGCAGTAGTTTGATCTGAACCAGCTTGTGAGCCTGCTATTTGCTGTGATAAAGAGGCTATAGGCTTATTAGGATCATCTCCAAATACAGTGAAATCTCTTCTTGAGATTTGTGTACCATTATAGGGATGTTGAGAGGTAGTAAATATGTGACTAGGTGCTACATTGTATTTATGAGAGAGTACCATAACACTAGCTAACCTCTCAGGATCATTATAACCTTTTTGTTTAAACTGGGTATAATAATCATTAAAGAGAGTATTATCATCTATAGAACCACCTTGAGGGAATTTGCCACCATCCTCAAACAGAGCTGTACTTCCAGTTCCTTGTGGATGTTGGTTATACTCCTCAGGTAGATCATATCTGGGTTTAGCTCTCTCACTAGGAGTAAAATAGTTAAGCGTGGAGAGTGCCACATTAGCTGTCTCTAAGGGATTTATCTTAGGTAATAGAGTAAGGGGATTTACATGACCTAAATCAGGAGCACTATTGGGATCTATATGTGTAGGAACCTGAGGAGTATAATTAAAATCTGGAGAGGGTCTATAATCTATAGGTTGTAGAGTAGCAGCCTTTTGATAGTCATAATCATATAAAGAGGGATTTAAAGGTATACCATCTTCGCCTTTCCTCCATTTAGCACTATTCCTGGCAAAGTTAGCCATAGCCCTTACATGAGGATCTTTAGAGTGTAAAGCCTCCTCAGTAGTTTTACCAGTTCTCTTCTTATAAGCTGTAAACTTACCTTTGTTTTGGGGCTTAATATGAATGCCCGATTTAGCCTCAGGGAAATTCTCCATTATAGGAGTTAGATCAAGTGATTTCATAGTAGGGATATTTGGGAATGACCCACCATCATCAAAAGTGTAGCCATTAGATTTAAGGTTATGGTACTCCTTATAGTACTTGTACATATCTCCCAGGCCTACACCTTTTGGAATACTATGTAAAAGTTGTGGGAAGGATTTAATATTTACCCAATCAGTAGTGATAAAGTCCTTAAGCTGCTCATCAGACATATTATTAAACTGTCCTTGAGCATATCTTATAGTATTATCCACAGGTGGAATATAACGAGGAGATCCATCTGATTGTGTTGTATTATCAAACTGACCCATTGTTTGGGTTAGCATAGTTTGAGTTGCAGGAGGTAAATTCTTAAAACCTACTTGATTGATTATATTATTCAACCTATCCTCAATAGGCCCATACAGATTATTATACCTTTCATCTGCAACTTGTTTGGAGAGTTTTCCTCCCTGTGGAAATTTAGTAGGATGTAAAGCCTCAGCAAAGTGATAGGCTATATGATCTGAGATATTAGATTTTATCTCATATACAGGATGATCTTTTGAGGCATGTTTAGTATATTTTTTACCATCCTTACCAGAGACCTGGAAGGGTTTGGTATGAATAGCTTTTATAGTCCCTTTGCTCCAGCCAGCCTCTGAATTGAAGGTTACCTTATTTCCAATATTATAATGTTTTGGAGAACTCATTTAATATATGGTCTTTATAAAAAGTAGATATTTCCGAACCGCTCATATTACTATCTAATAATTGATCCTTGTTATTCTCAAACCACTCCTTAAAATTATTAGAAACAATTATTGCTTCATCTATCGTTCTAAATGTACCTAGATATATTCTCTTCCTCTTTCTTGACATCTGCACTGCAAAGCCCCTTTTTCCAATCATTATCCCTGTTCCTCCATGATATGATTGATTATCTACTTGCTCCTTAGGTGTGGCCCATCTACAGTTGGAGGGCTCATAGTTACCATCATTATTTATTCTATCTATACTGTGCTTCTTAGTGGGTCTTGGTCCCATGTCTGCGTAAAAGTTCTCAAATGAATGAAGCCACCTATCACAAACTTTTATTCCCCTACCTCCGTATCTATAGTACCTATTATTGGATTTAGCATAGCACCTACTTTTCATTTTACCCCAGATATTATACTCAGCAGATTGCGTCATTCCGTGAGTTATCCCATTTTTCATTTTAGAGGCTACTTGTTTTTGATAGCATCCACAGGAAGTTACAATTCCCTTTCTTACTACATATTCCCTAGGATTACTAATATTTCCACAATCACATAAACACTTTGCAAATTTCCTTTTACCTACTCTATATACTTCTAATACAGTAAGTCTATTATACTTTTCACCAGGAGTAACTTCTTTCATATCATTATTTAATTAGTTGCTACAACAGTAAGGAGTTTTCTCACTATTCCAAGTTACTTTACTACCTACTTTGAAGCTCATCTTATAGAACGTTCAGTTTTGGTTGTGGAGAAATGAGAAAGAAACTTATAATCTGAGGTACTATTAAGAGTATGTCTGACCTTTAGATTATCAGTACGTAATGGTTCCTTCTTAAATGATCTCTTCGAGTAATCCATATTGGTATTATTAACTAAAGTAGAGAGTGACATATTAGGACCTTGTGTTAATATAGGTTGAGTATAATCCTTTATCAGAGACCAGAAGGTATTGTACTTATACAGATTATCTGACTTTGTATATAATATGGTTTTACTATCGGGACTGTACACGGGAAAACCCTTCTTAGCTGCCATATTGTTCTTAGGCTGATAGGATAATTTGAGAGTCCCTGAGCATTGCTTATTGGAGTACAGGAGTGCCTCATCATACCATATATTATCTACTTCACTGTAATCTCCAGGTTTTGAGGAGAAGTACTTTATTACTGTGTTATACTCCTGTACAGATTGGAGTATTTGGGAAGTTCCCTGGTAGGAATAAGGGTACTCAATAATAAAAGGCTCAATTTTATCATAAAAGAAGTTGAATTTAGTATAGTTAGGATCATGTAGATAAGTGGCAGTATTCCCAGAGTAAAATAGGAGAGGAGTCTCAATATAGAACAAGGGGAAGTAAGTATGGAATGAGGTCCAGCTCTGGGTAGGAAAATGATAGGATAAGGTAAAGCTGTTATCCTGAAAGTAGTTTGTATCAGTAAGAGAGATTTGTTTGTTATTATACACAAATTTCCCTGATTTGTATGTAATATCCGACACTTTAGGTATATAATCCAGCTTGGTAATAATTACTCTATTATGAGAACTATCATACACACCATGTAATCCTATACCATTGTAGTTGTTATCTATATCTATACCGGGTATGGAGGATATCTGGAAGGGTAAATACTGAGCAAGAAATTTAGATATGCCCTGAGAGATATCCTTAGCCTTTTGGCCTGATAATATAAATATAGAACCTCTCTCACTATCAGTAGTAATATTCCCATAAGGTGTTCTAAGTAGGAATTTATGTTGAGTTCCTATATAACCACTATCTGTATCTGAGAAATCTATAGGTGGAGCACTATCAAATAAGGTGCTATTACCTATATAAGCAGCCTGTGGATTAGAGGTATCTATTCTGAGGAGAGCATTATATAACTCAGTTTTATTCTCAAACCTTGCCAGGATCTCCCTATTAGCTACTCTATCTAGAGAGATGAGTTTACCATTAGTTTGTGGGAAATCATGAAATGATAAGGGTCTATAAATAAGCCAGTTGTTCACTTTATAGTTAACTTCGGAGGATTGTACCTTACTATAATAAGCTCTATTAGGATGTGTATTTTGAGGGGTATAATCCTCAGGTAAATGAGAGAAATAACCCTCCTTATTTTGCTTGGAGAAAGTCTTGTTATAGAAGTAAGTATTATCATTTACTATAGGGGTGTTAACCTCCTGTAGCCACTCATCAGGTATTTGTGTACCCATATGAGGATAAAAGTCACCCTCTTTACCATTAAAGGCTTGACGGAACTTACAGTTAACCTCACTCTCTACATAAAAATAAGGTATACCATAAGAGAATAAGAAAAACTTACCATCCTGATAAAAGAACTTCTTACCTGCACAGGCAAAGTTATTCTGCCAATTATCCATCAGTACAGCTAGAGCTCCTAATATACCTCCTGCTACACCACCTCTTAAAGCACCCCCTATAGACATGGAACCTAGACCACCAGCAGCTGCCCCTACTAATACTGAGGAAGCCTCTTGTAACAGATCTGCCCAGGTAAATTTTCCGTCTCTATCATTGGAGAGCCAATAAGTAGGATATCCTATATTACCATAATTCCTAAAATCTAAAGCTTCATTATCATTCCTACCTACCAGATTACTGGTGAAGTAAGAGAGTTTTGATTTGTAGGCAAATCTCGAAAGGAATATATCACCTCCAAATACATCTGCTGTAGAGGTAGAGGCTAAATCAATATAATGACCTGTATCTATAGTCTCATAGGAATATATCTGTCCATACTGAGATAACGATACTCTTTTTATAGAGACATTATAAGAGGCTATAGGTGCAGATTGTATACTATTATCACAAGCAGAGAGAATCCTGGACTCATCTCTAAAAGTAGGATCTATCTCATGGGTATAAGGTATGGCACTTTCAGTCTTTAAGAAAACTGCTGTCTCCCTAAGATAATTATTTAGTTGGTATATATCCTCTATATTAGCCAGGCCATCTGAGAGATATCTGGAGTTTGAGGATAAGGGAAATATTGTAGGATAACCATCCGGTATAGGAGAAGAGAGGCTATAATCTCCTACAGAGTTATATTGATAAGCTAACTCTTTATGAGGAATGGATTTAGTAATAAGCTCTATGGATTGAGCCAGTACAGCAAGAGATTGTTCCCAATCAGTTTGTGAGCCACCAAACATATCAACCCCTGCAAAACCTATACCCTCCTTAGAACCTGCTGCAATAAGTCCCATTGTAATAGCTACACAGGTAGCATAAGCAGCTCTCGAAGGGATTTGATATTTAGGATGATTCTTTACAGGTACGTAATGACCTTTGGAGGTGCCATACTCTATAGAGTTTAACTCAATATAATCTCCCAGATTAGGTTGATAGAATGAGGTATCAGGACTATGGAAGGTAAACCTCTTCTTACTCTCCTCAGAGTAAAATCCATTAAGTTGAGCTGAGGGGCCACTATCATCCTTAGTTTGTAATATGGAGATAAATGGATCAGGTCTTACATCATTATAGGGATAATTGGGATAAAAGTAAGTCTCATTATCCCTGTTGTATATTCCTACATTATTGATAAGACCTTTTGCTATAATAGATTTATTATTAGTCCTATCGGCTCTAAGTATTTTAAACCCTACAATATCATCCTTCTCCTGTTGGGTAAGATTAGACTCTCTGATAAGAACCTTAATTTGCTCAATATCTACTTGTATACCTAAAGGATAAAGGTTACCCATATTATCATGGATAGCTCTTTTAGGGAATTTGTGATGCCTTATTGGTTTACCCGATAAAGTACCCCATATATTCTCATTACAAGGATAAAGCTCTGTACTCTCATAATAACCAAACTCACCATATTGATAAGGTACAGCACTGCATATTGTAGTATTTTGTACGAGACTATTATACTGACCATATACAATATTAAGCTGTTGGGTATCATCCTCTATACCCTGCATAATAGAGGTATTATCTGTATACAGATCATTTATCTGCCCAGCTATAGAGTACATTTTCTTAGCCACCTCACCAGTACCATGCTTTCCATATAAGGGTGAGAGTAGAGCTTGTACAGCATCTAAATCTATTGGTTTAGTAGTAATAAGATTATATAAATCATTAGTCTTATCACCTCCTAAATCATAAGCTACTGAGTGCCATCCTCTATCTAATATACCAGCTATTATACCTCCCAGTCCTAATATGGAGAGAGCTAGTTGTCCTATACTATCCTTATCAGCTTTGGAGAGGTCTATAATATTATCTATGTATACAGAGGCTTGTTTGGAGTTATCCTCATACTCTGTATTATTCTGGGATAATCTTGTTTTAAGTTGCTCTATCTGTTGAGAGAGTAGATCCTGTTGTAATTGTGTTTGAGGATCTGTAGTATCAGTAATATAATCAGTAATTACCTGTGCTGTATTTTGTACCCTCCATCTGGGTACAGTTGTATCTTCACTATTACAGAGTGAGGGTGTATTCAAGGGATTATCTACAAGCTCTAGATCATAATCTGTTGGTAATCGTCCAGGGATATGAAAACCATCACACTTCTTACCTGAGGCTAATATTGGTTGAAACTCAAATGCATATACCTCATCACCCATATAACCTCTGTACTGATCAATATTCTCAGTAGGAGGAACAATATAGGAGATCCATTTTAATTGGATGTTAGAGGCTATAGATTGGTAATTAACCCTTTTTGAGTTGGTTATACCATGCCATATAAGAACTTTATCTGCTGTAGTAACTCCCTCAGACTTCTCCACTATAGGAAATCTCTCAAATAGATCATCTGTAGTAAGTTTAATATCTGTAGCCTGTCCAGTATATACAATAGATTTGTTGGGGCCACACTCATAAGTACCTACCAACTCAGGAGTTGAGATGGCATTTATAGTCTTTACAACTATAAGATTGAAGTATGAAAACCTAGTAGTATCCAGGTTATGGATAGTTAAGGATATAGCCTTGTCAGTAGGGATATTAAAATCCTGGGTAACAGCATCTTTAAATACAGGTACAGGATCTGTTATATTATAGATCTCTGTATACCTGCTACCTACACTATCTGAGTATTGTATACCAAATTGGTATGTTCCTGAGACGAGATTACCTCCTGTAGATACCTCATTTACTGTAATATAAGGAATATTAAAATGAGGATGTACTCGAAGAAGATTGCAATCTATCTCTGTAGTTGTAGTATAATCGCATGTACCTGGGCTAGTCTGTACTCTCTTATAAGGAAGATTGGAGAAGTCTAAAAACCTATCAGGATTATAATTATCACACCAGTATATCCTTAAAGCATCTCCATTTATCTCGTACTCTACTTTTTTAATAGGAAACTCTAATGAGAAGTTTAAGCAAGGTGCAGTAATAATATCAGTGAGAGTACATCCAGAGAGTGTAGAGGTACTTATTTTTGAGGTAGTAGGTGAGGTGAGAAAGTATATAATAAGGTCTTTTTCAATTATAGTCTTTGATTTTACTACTGAGAACTCTCCAAAATCTATACACTTTTGATTACCTGGTTCATTCTGGTAAGTGATACTATCACCATCAAATCCCTCCACTACAGCATTAACAGCCAAAGAGAGCCTGCCCTTAGAAGGACTGCTCTCCATGCCTATACCATAAGAAATATTCTGTGTTACTGGACTAGTTCCACTTTCTGCCATAGGGAAGATTATACTTATTTAAGGCATTTTGTTGCCTTTTTATAGCAATTTGTTTCTTTTGATTTGTCTCTGAGATAGTCTCAGCTCTGGCTACTATAAATGCCTCATCCTTAAGTTGGGAGTATATATGATACTTTCTCTCTACCTGGTTATAAGTCTCATCAGTAACCTGGTTATATAAAGCCTCCATAAGCTTGTACTTAATGTAAGCCTCAATATATGCCTGTATAGGTTCATTATCAGGAATAAGAGGTAATCCCCCCTCCATCTCATAAGCATAATAAACTAGATGTACTATCCCTTGAGAGAACAGCACTGAGAACTTATTACCAGAGATATTAAAAGTATCTGGAGATTGTAGGGTGCTGCATTGGGGTGCACATTTACTCCTTGTATGAGAGTTGGAGGGTGTAAGCAAATAGGATCTTCCATAATACCTGATCTCCTCAGTATCTGTAAACTTATAGGTTACTCTTACAGTCTCTGGGTAATCTGAGCAAGTTGTACAATAAGGATCTTCATTGGTACCTACCAATATAGCAGAGTGTACACACTCAGCATAAGTAGCTGAGGGATTAGTATAAGAGATGGATTTACCTGGAGCACATGCCCAGGCCTCCCTTACACTTTGAAAATCTATAGGCAAAGTAGCCTCGTATCCCTCGATATGTAATATAGTCTCCTTTATACTGTACTGAGCCTTTTTTAATTTATTAAGACAATCCTTAGTCCATGAGGGGAATAATAAATCATCAACCTGACCACTATTAAAATAGGATTTCAGCTCCTCCTTTATTTTTGCATAAAGGGGATCAGGACTAACAAAGGTATAAGTATTGTAATAAGAGATCATTTATCTTGAGGTTCTGTAATTTTGCCATACCCGGTACAGAGAGACCCAATCATTCTCTGTATCCTTAATGTACTGTCCCAGTAATCTGGAGCTCCTTCTACAGGCTTTAAAAGTCCATGTAGAGGAGAATCTCATCTTACCAGTTTCCCTAAAATATATCCATCCAAAGTAATAACCGTTAGTATGGTCATTAAGGATATATATTTTCTTACCCCTCTTTTTTGACTCAGGCCAATTTACAGGTAAACAGATCTTCTCCTTACCTGTTTCAGGATCTACATGAAATTTGGCATTCTTCTTCTTGTTGATAGCTAAATCACCAAATCCACTAGGTATTCTTACCTTATCGCCAGACTGGAGAATATAATCAACATAGCTGTAATTGATATTAAATATTATCTTCCTCCAAGTCTTATAAGGCAAATTATATTGTGGATACTCTTTACAAAAGGATTCATAAGCCTCCTTACTGTCAGAGCTGTATTGTCTTATAACTCTTCCCATAGTTAATTTATGTCGGGATAGACAGATTTGAACTGCCGCTCTCTTGGCTCCAGACCAAGTAGGAAAAACCTGACTTCCTTATATCCCGAGGTTAGTCATTCTCTTTATCATTACTGGTAACCTGGTTAGGTTCCCTTAGGTAGGTCTTTACTAATGTATCACTTACCATATCTATAACATTTTTCTCTAGATATCCTGGTAAGTTAAAATCCATATCTAATGGATTGGTGCATTTTGGTGTATCACAATCACAAGGTGAAAATAGCGTTGAGGGGATATCCTCCTCAAATAAAGCTCCCAATTTAATAGCCTTAATATCAGGATCAGTAAGATATATGTACCTATTTTGTATCCAATAGTAAGGTTCCTTCTTGGTTAAGCTTAGAGATAATGAGTTTATATATCTCTGTACAGGCATGTACTTAAATGAGAGAGTGCCCTCAATATTTGTGACTGCATTGATAAGATACTGATAGTTCCCCTCAGCAATCTTAGGTAGTTGCTGTATAGACCTGGAGAGGGTCTTGGCTGAGGTATAGGAACAACACTCAGCAAGGGGAACTTCCTGCATTTGGAGGCAGGGTATAGTAGTGAATAAGGAATCAGTATCCCATAATTTTCTGAGATTAGTCTCCCTCTTTATAAGGAGTATAGCAGTTACACGTAACTCTCCTGCAATAACCCTATCAGTAATAAGATTATCATAAGAGAGTAGTTTATGCCTACTCCTAACCTTGGAGACCACATCTCTTAGTGTACTCATTATGCTACAGTAGTAGTAGTTGTTGAGGTGCTAGGATTAAGAATCTCCTTAACTTTCTCCTTCTCCTGCTCAAGCTTAGCTGCTACAGAGTTTTTATACAAGGAGACAAAATACTGTACAATAGCATCCAATGGAGGTACCAAGGATCTGATAGTAAGCCAGATAGTAGCTTTTACACTAAGTCCGGGATTACCCTTAGAAATTCCATAATACAAGCACCAATAAGCATAAAGTGCAATAGCAACCCAAAAAAAATCTGTTCTCATATATTATATTAGTATTTAAAAATTGGCTCTTTAATAATTGTGTTTATTCCTTTACCGTCCTCAATTATAAAGGAGGTCATTTCAGCCCTTCCTAGATCAAAACCATTCTTTTGGTCCCAGTGAGATACTGCTGTAGAGAGTGCTGGAATTTGGTAGAACTTTATACCCCCTATAGAGCGAGATAATTCAGTGTGTTTGTCTCCGGAGAGAATCGCCCAGTAATTAGCTTTTGCAAATCCCTCTTTATATTGTACAGGAAAGTTTTGAGCTAACTTCTCAGGCTTCTGTACATCTCCATGATTAATACACAATGCTGTATCATATACTGAGATATACTTGGTACAATCCATCGTCATATCTATAGAGAGATTAGGTTGCTCTCTGTAGTAAGCATTTAGCCAAGATATCATGTGAAATCCTACATACTCATCATGATTTCCTTGTACATATACAATCTGTACATCATGAATAGAGGTAAGTAATGTGTTAATAATCTCTACCTGTTTATTACAGATAAGATTGAAGGAGACATTATAAGGAAGTAAATTCTCCTGAGGAGTACCTTTGGTGGTCAGACCTGTAAACTCTGCATTGAAAGCATCTGATCCGATAATATAATATGCCTTTTGCAAACTACATATTGCATGAGCCCTGTCTATAGTCTCTACTAGACATTTCTTGTACTGTTCAAATCTATCTATAATATCATTTTGTCCCTCAAGATCATGCTTGTTCCAGTGGGCATCCTGTTGGTTAATAATAAGTGCCCCTTTAGAAAGGCCATGATTAATAGGGGCAGGTTTAATAGGTTTGTGAGGTGAGGTATAATCTTTAAGGAAATCTATGAACTCTGTAGTGAATTTCTCCTCCTCCTTCCTGCCAGAGAATAAAGCTGAGGTTAAATAACCTTTAGGTACCATTTTGATCCATACATTGGAGAGTCTCCACTTGTTAAGATCAATTTTATGATGTGCTACAACCTCCTCAGGAGTAGGAGCATGATCCCAAATATGAGCTACTTTAATCTCTCCTTTATCTAAATTATACTCAAAAACCTCAGGATTAGTTTGTTGTGTATTGTTTGCTTTTTTTATTCCTCTCTTAACTGCTAACCTGGCTACATCACCACAGCTAAATCCATACTGTTTAGCCAACTCCTCCCAGGTTTTATCCTTACCATAGTTCTCAATGTGTTGTAATAACTGTAAAGTTTTACCCATATATAAAATTATAAGTACAAAGGTATAACATATTAACATATGTACCAAATATAATATATAAAAGCCCAAGCCATGTGGCTCAGGCTTTCAGAAAGGGGCAAACCAATAAATCCCCTAACAAGGTAAAATATTATCTATGGTTACATTTTTATTGTTAACTACTGAGGGTGAGATAGTTGTATAACAGTAGCTATCTACAGAGGTGAAGGTTGTAGTATTAATGAGTTTATTGTAAGCTGAGATATTACTGGGAACAATAACTGAGTACGGAGTAGTATTACCTCCTATAGTATATGTACCAGAGATAGTTACTGAGGAGGGCATAACCTCTGAAAAGGTAACTGAGAAGTATACATTGCTATTACTATCTATTCCAATTTGTACCTGGGAATGGATGGTATTAGGATCTCCAGCTGTGGCTACTACCCTTACAGGTGTACCACATGGAGTTATTGTACAACCTGAGGAGGCAGTGGTTAACTCAACCTCCCATGAACCCTCCTCAATATTATCTATAATATAAGGAGATTGGTCATAGGTTAGAAAGGGTGAGATATAGGTAAAGGGTAAACTTGTAAAAGCTGGCCTATAACCTAATCTTACTCTTTGGGTAGGACTTATTGTATATGTAATCTCTAACTTAGCCATTAAGGTGTCGTAGTAGTTGTAGTAGAGGTTGTGGTAGTTGTAGTAGAGGTTGTGGTAGTTGTAGTGGTAGTCTCTCCATATACTACTATAGAGCCATCAGTATCATACCCAGTATTAGGAGTATTGTAATAAGAGAGTCCCGGTATACCTGCATAAGAGTAACCTGTTACATCTGCATATACAAACTGGGAATAAGATATCCCCTCCTGTGTACCTGAGATTGCATAAGAACTCCTATCTACAGAGAGTGTAATTTTAGTACCTGAGTCTGAACTATTTGCTGTTAAAGCTCCAGAGAAGTATAAAGTATCTGTAGGAGCATAATACCTGGCATTTAATGCAGCAAATACCTTTGTACCCATAGGTACAGGTATAGTATGTGATAAGGTAAAGTTATTGGTATTGATTACTCCTATATATTGATCCCCAGGAGAGCAAAACCATATCTCACCAGTTTCCTCATCATACCAGGCCTCATTCACATCAATATGACCTGTAGAGTTTGGTTTTGTAGCTATATTGGTAATCTCATTTACTACTGAGGACATATCAGAGGTACTGTAAGAGATAGCCCTAGCAGCTGAGCCACCAGATTGCAATATCCATAATTTAGTACCTGCCTGTATCATAGAGGCTACTGGATAAGTACTGTTACTATCTGGTACAAAATCAGATCCTGGTAAATCTGTAGAGGTATCTACAGTAATAAACTTGTTTCCTGATAAGGTATAAGCATATACTATCCCATTGATAAGGTACATACTCTGCCTGTTATAAAGGGAGTTTGAACCATAGCTTATCTGCTTTATATAAGTATCAGTAGCACAATCCACTATAACCATACCACTACTAAGTACACCGTGTGCATATATATGATTTGTAGCCGGATTGTATACAGCAGCTGAAAGGTGCCACTGTCCTATTTGATCTGAGGCTACATCAGTAATATCAGAGGAGCTTTGTGCTGTAGAGGGATCAAATGCCCTTAATGAGTGAGTAGCATCAAAATCAGTGAAGTACATTTTATGATTAGTACTGTTATACATTAAAGTATAAGGAGTAGCTAATGTGGTAAATGTCTTTTGTACTGGAGGTACATATATAGTTGTAGTAGTAGTTGTTGTGGTACTGGTAGTGGTTGAGGTAGTAGTAGAGGTCGTAGTAGTAGTTGTAGTATTACCTGAGGGATTAAGTACAAACTGGTATATAACGGGTTTAGGAGTACAACCTGAGGCCATATTAGCAGTTAACCTAATCTCATAATATACCTCAGTCTCCAGTATAAGTGGATATGAGGTGCCTATAGTGGGATTAGTAGAGTCTGTAGGATATGTCCAATCTGTCTCAGACTGCTTTTTATACTCAACTTTGGTAGAGTTAATATTGGGATCATAATCCCAGGATATGTTTACTGATCCAAGCATTTGTCTCTTTTACGTAATATTCCTTTGTTTTGTAGAAAATCAGCTAGTTGGTCATTGAATACACCTATAAGAAAGGCTGTGAACCCTCCTTGGTGTATACCAATAAACTCGCTGGAGAACCTTATAGCTATAAGTATAAGAATAAAATTAAGAGCTAATCTCTTTGCATTATCCCTAAACCAATACCATAAATTAAACTTGGTAGGGTTTATAGAGGGGTTTCTCCTGGAGTAATGGATAATAAGGGAGACTCCTATACCTATAACAGCATAAATCAAGAGGAACAGTAGATAATCATAATTATCTGTCCCCAGTATATAGTGAAGTAACATTATCCTATGGTTGTAGTGGTAGTAGAGGTTGAGCCGTAATAGTTAACAGAGACATTGGAGACAGTTCCACAGCTCTCAGGACACTTGGAGACAATAGAGCAAAACAGTTGAGATAATGGATCACTATCAGGTAAAGAACTCAACTCATTTAGAAGAGCTGTAAGTAAGGCTTTTGCATCATAAGTAGCTGAGACTTGTACTTTTCCAGCACTATTATCAGGACCTACAGTTATAGTAATATCACCACTATCACCCTCAACTTTATCTGCTAAATAACCAGCAGTATCAGAGGATGATATCTTAACCTTACCATCTGAGGTAGATCCCCCAGAGGCTGAGATTTTAACCTTCCCAGAGAGTGAGGCATAATCCAATGTAATATTATCTCCTGCATAAAGCTTGTCCTCCAAGGTACCAGGGTTAGTATCAGAGGAGGTTGCTGCTACATTTTTATCTGTAACTGAGGTTCCCAGGGAGACATTAGTACCACTGCAACCATTTGCTGAGGTGGTAAAATCACTAGAGAACACAGGTATTTTAGCAGAGAGACTATCTATAGCTGAGAGTACAGCCTGGAAGGAGTTTTGTAAATCCTTTGTAGTGGGTTTAGTAACACAACTCCATGTTAAGCTATCTACAGCAAAAGTAGGTAAGGAGCATAACTTAGTCTTAATAAGACCTATAGTGGTAGTGAGAGAGTCAGTTGTACCACCTCCAGTAAGACATGTTCCTGTATTATCAAAAGTAGGGAGTGTACCTGCTGTAGTGGATTTAAGAGTACATATCTGATCCAGTACAACCTGAAAGCCATCTGCTATGGTAGTAGGAGTAGAGGATACAGTAAAGCAACTATCCCAGGTTACATTAGAGAGATCCAATGCTGTACTATACACAGCACATAGAGAATTGGAGACTTTCTGTAAAACCTGTTTTACTGTATCTGTAGAGATAGGATTAAATATATCTGTACAGCTAGAGGTAATATTTGGAACATTATTGGTATTTATAGTAGTAGTTAATGTAGTCTTATCTGCTACATAGGTTGTCCCTGTAAAAGTATCGTAATCAGATTTAAGAGTACAATACCCATTACTTATAGCCTCTACAAACTCCTTCTCAGTTATTATATCAGCCAGGCAATAAGTATTATAAGTGCTATAATCACCTATAACAGAGCATACCTTAGTATCCAGCTTTTGTAAAGCTGTAGTAATATTATCATTAGTAGCTATACCACTACATGTAAGGTTAGCACCATCATAAGTAATATCACTAGCTATAGAGGATACACCTGTACTATTGCAATTACTTTGCTGAGTATTCTGATAAGGATTTGTATAGGTTACATTAACCTGGGGTATGCAATCGTTGCAAGCCATTGAGTATTATTAAGGTATTTTTACAATCCACACTGTAGCAACTACAGGAGGCATATTATTGTGAGGTTGACCACCACCTACTGATCCTATAGTGATACCAGTTTTCTCTATAGAGGTAGCAGAGTAAGTCTGCATTCTATACTCACTACCAGTCTTTTTAGCCTTACTATTATTAGGAAGGGATTGGTATGCATTATGAGAATGACCAGGATCATTTACTGGATGGGTATGTGCAGGACTCTCATTAAGAGTAAGTTTATGATATACCTCACCACTCTTCTGTCCTGGGGTAAGAGAGAATCCACTATTATTAGTAGGATTAACCCTGGGATCTAAGGTGGGTCCATTTACTCCAGCGTTAGCTCCCATAGGTATATAACCTCTCCAATCCTGTGTACCATTATTACCATTCATAATATACACCTTGTCATACCCATTAGCTGAGAGACCTTTACCAGTACTATCAAAATTGGTTAAGGCTCCTATATAGGGCATGGGCACCCAGGGCGGCATTAATTGTGAGGGTGTGAATGCAGGTGCACTAGAGGTATCGTCTCCTAGTATATTAGCTACCTGAGTTTTCAAAGTAGCAATATCTGACGTATTGGTAGTTGACTGTGTAGTCAGAGTAGTAATATTACTCTTATTAGCACATACTTGATCAATTATAGCCTGAGTAAGCGAGGTAGTAACTGTCAAGCATTTATTATCATACGAGACAGGAGTAGAGGTAGTCTTACTATCTATATAGTTTTTAAGAGTCTCATCATAAGAGATAAGAGAGTCCAGGATATTTTTAAGAGAGTAATCTGTACCTATAAGATCACTTATGGGCTGATAACTCACTGTAAATGAAGGGAATGTAATAACCCCATCTAAAGCATTTGTAAGAGAGGTGCTAAGAGAGGTTACTATAGAGGTCAGATTATCCCCCTTCTCAATAGAGAAAGCTGAGATAGCATCTGAGGCCCATGTAACACAATTGGAGGAGTACAATACTCCACCACAAGAGGTTGTATCATTGCAGCAATTAGCCATTGATGTATTCCTTGGATTTTGAGATTATTGTTGAGGTAGGAAAATCTGTATAAGTGGGATCAAATAACTTTCTCTCTAATATAGAGCGGTACAATACAAGTGCCTCCCATCTCTCAACATTGAATTTATCAGTGAGATGATAGGCTGTATTATTGTACTTTATAGACCCCGTCTGAGCTAACTGTTTGTTAATCTCACATATAGTAGCCTGTATAGTATCATAACCACAATCCTTACAGTTTCCTGTTACTATCATTAGCTAGTTTTAGCTTTACAAGAGGGACAATTCCCGTTTGCATCTACCTGACATTTAGGAAGAGATTTCCCACAGGTTTTACATTTAACAGTTTGACAGCCCATAGCAGTTGGTTATTTTGGTTAGTTTCTTAGAGGCTAAGGTATATAGTTTCATAGCTAGGGAGTTATTACAAACTCTTGCATTAGCCTCAGCACCTATAATATAATCTTGTATAGCAGAGAGTTGAGATTTAATATCTGCATTCTCAGGATTATCACACTCATTTACATCTACTTTGAGAAAGGCATTGTAGTAAGATTCCCATAACAAATCATCCTTTAGGAAAGTGACTGTAGTATAATTCTCATAATTAGGATATATAGAGTATTTAATTTGCCATATCCCATCAGGTAGGATAAGAGTCTCAGCTTGATCTGTAGTAATCTGTAAGGTATTACTATTGTATATAGAGAGTGAGTTTGGTGTAAAAGTCAGGGTAACCTTATCATATCCCGGTACAGTTATCTCTATAGTTGGTGAGACAGGTGTTTTCTCATAAGAGCTGTTATCACCTATCCCAATAGTTTTTTTATTATAAGTAGGGATAATATTAAGATCTAATATCGGCATATGCTTTCTCTAGCTTTTCAGGATAATTGTTCTTTTTGTAATCGGCTCCATTATAGTGTAGAGCAAAACTGTCCCAGTCTTTATTTACCAAGTAAGAGGACAAATGATTGTGTACAACAAACTTTATAAATCCTATTAACTGGTTATACTCACTTTGTACAAATAAGGTATACATCTCGTATACATCCTTGTATCCTATACTCACTGCATTTGTACCCAGTATTTGGAATAATCCAAAGGAGGTAGCTTTATAAGCACAGGTTGCACATATATTAGCTGCTCCCTGTAATTTATTGTACTGATCACTATATTTCCCATATAAGGAAGGGTTCCAGTGATCTGAGACTAAAGTTGGATATTGGGAGATTAAGGGTGTAGGATCTATACTAGCTGCCTTAAGCTCCTTGTAAAACTGGTAAGGTTCAAATAACATAGTTATATGACCCTCATCATCATAAGCACCTCTGGGAGCCTCAACTTTAGTTACTGCTTTAATTATATCGGGTTCACACCCTATAATTTTAGCAGCATCACTATAATCTTTATCAGTTAGCATAAATTAAAAAAGAGAGTGAGGACAACCTCACCCTCTTGAGTTAATTAATTAATTGTTAATATTAAGGAAAGGGTACAGCCGTAGTTGAGGTAGTACTGGTGCTAGTTGTAGAGGTTGTAGTAGTTGTGCTCTCTACAGTGCCACTCTCATCAGTAGGACTTCCAAGATAAGCAGCCAATATAGCCTGGATATCAGTGATAGTATTAGGGATAAGGAGGATAACTCTCATATCAATAGGAACATCATCGCTCCACCCCTCAGAGATAGTCTCTGCACTCTTATAGGTTACAGTATACTGATCATAAACCTTGCCGTCCTCAACATAACTCTTGAAGTAAGGGTTATATCCCTCAAGACGGAATAGCTGCTGGTAGTTAGGAACCTTGTAGGAGTAGTACTGCTTCTCCAGGGTCTTAACCTCCTCAGAGGTCAATTTGGGGAAGGAACTTCTCTGGATAAGGGTAGCATCACCAGCTACATCACATTTGTCATATACATAGAAATCGGCAGTAGTATCAACATTCTTGTTAATAAATACCTGGAACCACAGCCTATCATACTGATAAGGGTTAAGAGCCAGATCACTACCTTGCTTATCTTGCTGTACAGGCTTACCATAGATTCTCAGCTTAGCACTGGAGCCCGTACCAATCTTAACAAAATCAAAGTACTTGGTAAGATTAACAGCCTCTCTGTTATAGGAGAAATCCTCAGAGAGCTTCTCAATAAACAGATCTACAATTTTATCCTGATCTACAGTATTACAAGGATCACTACCACAATCGCAGCAAGGAGCCTTAACTACTATAGAACGAGTCAAACCATTGAAAAATGCTGTATCCAGGTAGAAGGAGTGAGCTCTTACAGTAAGAACTACATCCTCACCGCACTTTACATTAAAGTTGGAGGCTTCCCAAATCTCATTGGCAGCTACATCACTACCAGTTGCTTTAAAGTAGGAGACCAACTTGGCCTTAGCAATCTTGTCAGACCTATCAGAGGGCAATATACCATTTACATCACGCCCCTGGGCAATATAAATGAAACTCTCATTAGCTACATTTGATGTGGTAGCAGCTGTATAATCAGAGCCTTTAAATACACCTACCTGACCTACAGCGAGGTTATAGGGACTTCCAGTAGTAGGAACAGTATTAGTAGAGGGAACTACAATAAGATTTGTAATCGAAAAATCCATTTGGATTAATTTAAATTGTTATGATTAATTGTTTTTAACTTGATCTTGTACAGCTGTTTGATATACTAGCTGATTTGCTGTATTAGCAGCTAATTGCCTTACTGCTATAGAGATAATCTCATTTTTCATGTACTCAGGGAGATTGCTATCTGAGAGTACAGACTCCTGATTGTCTAGATTGATATATCCTGGATAATCAAAAGGGACAGGATAAGTGAGGTAGGATACAAATGAGGCTGTAGGGGTAAAAGTTCCATCAGTCCAAATCTCTAGGGTATTATTGGAGATTGTTGCTATTGTCTCCTGCCACTCAAATGAGGGTCTATAGTTGGTATTGTTTAATCTGATATGTAAATCAGAATGAGGTATAATATTTACCGAGAGAGATCTACCTATACAAGGAGATTTATCTGCTGTGATAAATATCTCTACAGGTAAAAGATATTTGCTTGGTAATTTGGTAAGATCTGAGATGTACTTATCAGTAAGATCTGATGTGGTGGCAGGAATAGATTTGTGAGGTACAATAAGAATTTGCAAGTCCTCATATCTCCTTCTGAATCCATCCAATCCAATGTGGTACATGTTATTTATGTCCACCTTGGAGAGTACAGCCTCTACTTGAGCATTATTAAGAGCTATCAACTTGTCCTCCACAGGTATAGACTGCGAGTCAAAGCTTGAGAGTTTATTAAGCTCTAAATCTATCTCATATAAGCAGAGTTCTGTAGAGATCATTCCAGTACAAGCATTTTCTTGTTCTTAACCTGTCTTTGTAAAAGGAGCAAGTCCTCTTGCATATCAGGGTTAGAGAGTTTTATTACCAGATCACTCTCATTATCAGCTATACGAGTCTCACCTTCATATATGGAACCACCTACACGGGTTCTATATACATTATAATCAAGAGCCTCTTTTATAGTGTATTTAATATTCAGGAGCTTAGCCTCAACAGAGATAAGGTCCATAAACTGTCTTACATTGGAGGTAAGCTTTGTATTCCTCTTGGTATCAGCCTCCTTGATATAATCATCCAGGATAACAAATACTGCATCATCAGAGGCATTCTCAGCTACATGTAAACCTAACAGTACAGCAATTTTCTTTCTTTTATCAGGAGTGAGCTTGTTATTAGCGATAACAGCATCATTAATCTCCTTCTTACGGTTGAATTTGATTGTGGTCTCAACCTCATCATCCTCCACATAAAACCTGATATCAGGCCCAAACCTACCAGACATATAATCCTCATAGGAGGGAGCTATATAATCACACTCCTTAAGCCATGTAAAAGTGACCTCATTAATAGGATTAGTTAGATCAAATACATTCTTCTTGTCATACAGCTTTACAGGCTGCACATGAGCTTGATCCTGATCTGTATACAGGGAGTAATTCCAATAAGGAGAATCTGGAGCCAGATTAAATCCTGTAGCATCTTCCAATCTCTTTCTTTTCTGTTTAACCTCCTCCTGGATTTGCTTACGAAGCTTCTCATCCTGTATAGAGAGTATAGAGGTTGCATTCTCATCAAGACCCGTAGCATACCTTCCATTAGGAAATTTCTTGGGGAAGAAGTACATACCTGTACCTGGATATCTACTTTTACCAGCAGCAGCCAGGGAGTTAGTCATGGATTTAATCTTCTTATCCGGTTCATAAGTTACCGGCGTAATCTTTCCAATTGCCATATTGTAGTTGTTGTATTGGTTTTAGTTGCGAGGGTGGGAATTGAACCACTTAATACGTCCTCTAGCATATGAAACTAGCGAGCTACCACTGCTCTACCTCACAATATTTGGAGAGGAACCTAAAAGGAGGGAGGAAAAGATCCCTCTCCGGGGGGATAGCTATTAAGGGAAGCTACTACCCATATATTAGTACTGAGGAAGCTCCTCAATCAACATGCATCCAGAGAGATCCTCTATGAATACATCCACTCTATCCTCCATCCAGATTTTATAACCGGGGAAGGTATTTGCAGACTGCATCCCTTTAGAGGCTGCATGACCCAGGTGAGACTGACGGCCATCTACATAGCCCCAAGTCATATCAGGGGAACCAGAGAGTCTAACCCTCTTCACATTTGCCTTGAGAGTACCATCACTATCAGGAGAGATATCAAAAGCAATGTACAGAGGAGTGGCTCTCTTATTCTGTCCAAACTCAGCATTCAACTGAGGCTGGTCAAGCTCCTGCAAGTGAATAACCTCAATCAAGCCTGTCTCTGTAGAGAACATGCTGTTAAAGGCCCATCCATACACCAAGTGCTGGGAGGGATCATTTACAGTTATACCACTTGTGTGAATAGCAGGGATATCAGCCTGGAAGGATATACCAGATCCCAGAGCATCCTGCTTAGCAAGTTGCTGGAAGGTCTGAATACCCAACTCATTAGTATACAACTTAACATGTCTCTGGGGTATAGAGACTCTGCCATAAAACAGATCACCAAATACAGTGCGCAGGAGGGTGCTAGCAAGTTCACCTCTGTTATAAGGTACATAGTTACCATGCTTCCTAATACGAGGAATAACACCATCAGAGAACTTAACCCATTCCTGCTTTCCTGGTACCTGAACTACACCAGCTTTTTGGTGGAGCATTCTCCAAACCTCATCAGAGAGCATTTGCTTACGCAGATACATCTCTACAAAGCTTTCCCAGCGGGTAGCTACAGTAATCTTACCAGTGCTGTTACGTACTTGGGTTGCATATGCTATACCATCCAGAATATTACCATCCCTATCCCTACCAAGGGCAATAGGTACAGTAGCACCAGAGGCATTATCTACTACATTAATCTCATCAGCCATCTTGGTGATGGTATGCTCCCTATACATGGAGCTAGACATGGTTTCATACATCTCAATGTAATCCACACCTCTGCCAAGACCAGGACCTTTATCAGTAAACTCACCACCAAACGAAGTACCAGAGATAACATCATTACCTACAGCAAGCCACTTCTTATCCAAGAAATCAGTCTGAGGATGGTCAGAGACAAGTGTACAGGTATATCTCCATGCAGTACCCTGAGGCTGAGGATCCTGGAGGATAGCCAGCTGGGGACCAAATGTTCTGTTACCGATACAAATTGTCTGGTTTATACCAAACTCATTGCTATCCAATACGATCTCAAATGTAGTTCCATCTATACCAGGCTTAGCCAGGGACAGAGTGCTGGAGGGTACATCTACAATCTTTGTATACGAGAAAGGCACCTCAATCTTCCACTTCCAACTCTCCCCTTTGGGAACATAGAAAGTCTCAGCCTGAGAGACCATATTATAAAAGTCATTCGAGAATATACCCGTCTGGGTATAAATCTGGATAATAGGTTTGCTATAATTAGCAGGGCTTGTCTCAGCTATGGAGTACAGGTGATTCCTATCGGTAAATTTACCAATAGCCCTTTTGTTCATCGAGGAGAATCGGCCATACTGAAAGCCAGTAAAGCCCGGAATAGTATTAGGCATTTATATGTTGTTTTTTAAGCAGTGTAATACCAGGATGGTATCACTTGAGAAAGCTGAAAGCCTTCATAAAAGGATCCTCCTGGGATGGAGTAGCCTCTGTAGATTTGGGTTTCTTAACAGAGGTCTTTTTAGTTTGTCTGGCTACAGTATCAAATAGCTGTGAACTCTCTTGGGTTTTGAGCTTCTGAGCCACTTTGGTAAGATCAAAATTGTGTTTGGCAAGGAGTGCCATCTTGACCTTTATATTGAAGAACTCAGGTTTGTTCTGAACATCTAAGAGATATTTATCAAACTCTGTAAGTAGTTCTCCACTAGGTAGTTTATACTTCTTTGCAATAAGATCCTCCTGTACAGATTGTGCTACAGCAGGGGTTACAGGTAAACCCTCAAAATCTTTTGTTTTCAGAGCCTGGGATAAGGTTGTATTAACGGCCTTATTATATTGCTCCTCATAGGCAGCTTGCTCAGCTATTTTTCTCTCAGCCTGAGCGGACATATCCTGTAGCTTTTTAGTTTCCTGTTTTACCAGGGCTTTATGATGGATTTTAGCAGATCTCTCAAGATCCTCATCCTCTTTAAGTTTCTCAACCTCAGCATCTATATCATCACTATCCCAACCCTGGGATCTTAAGGAGGCTCTCATTACCTTTTCCTGGTTAGAGGTTTTGGTAAGATCCATACCTGAGAAAGTCTCTACAGCAGCATAGTTTTGAAGATACTCCTGTACAGGCACACCTTTTAAAATAAGATCATTGAAGAGTTGTAACCTGTCCTCACCAAACTGCGAGAGTACACCATGTAGGTAAGAGTTTGCCTCTTTTCTGGCCTCAGATTTATACTTTTCCAGGAATGCCTCACCATCAGTAGGGAGATCCCCATTATCCTCAAATACACCGAGCTTAACCAGATCTTGTGAAAATGCTAGGAAGGGATTAGTATCCTCATCTTGCTCTTCATTATCCTCCTCAGAATCCTCTTTCTCTTTAGTGTCCTTAGTATTCTCAGAAGTATCATCTGTCTCCTCCTCATCCTCACCCTCTTTAGATTTATCATCATCCTCTAAAGCATCAAGAATATTAATCTCTTTAGGTGGGGGAGTTTTAGTGGGATTGGATTTTGCTGGTTCAGATTTCTCGGGAGTTTTTTCTGGAGTCTCCTTAGTTATAGGTTCTACCTCATCAGGATCAGCTGTTACTGCTGTATCATTAAGGAAGGAGTCAATCAGATTCTGTCCCTCACTTTGTGAGTTTACAGTAGTAATATCATCCCAGTTGTCAAATTCGACCTCTGCCATAAATAGTTAATTTGTAATCTATTGGTTGTTAGCTGCAAAACTATATGGAATAAACATATAAAACAATACAGATATATGAAATTGGATGGGTGCCACTGTACTGTATAGCTTTGTAGGGTGTTAGGTAACCTGTAGGGTGATTATTCTACTGTTAAGAAGCTCTTTTTGGGTATTTTGAACTGGCCTAATAGCATTTTGTAGCACTCTGTAAAAAGTGTATCTGAGAGATAAGCAAATACCTCATCAGTAGATTGATTGTGATTTGTCTGTATAAGATAGAATAAGTAGGTGGCTGCATGTATACACTCGTGATGTAGCATGGAGATATCAGAGTTTTTATCCATTACTATATATACCAACCTATCCTCTGATAAAGTTATGGTTACTGCACCATCTCCACCATCATTATTAGGTCCCTCATCAGGTAGATTATGGGCTTTTAATATTTGTGCACATAGCTCAGTAACATTCTGTTTTGGTGAGTATACCAGGATAACCTTAGCCTTATAAGTACTGATATCTATTGTGTAAGAGAGAGCATCTGAGACCTCCTCCTTAAGTGTTGGTTTTTTCTTACTCATTTCTTACTCTTGGATTTAGGTTTAGTCTCTCCACTAACCGGGTTCTGGAGGGCTAGCTTGGCAATTTTAAGTTGTGTTTGTAGCTTCTCTCTCTCAGTAGCAATCTTTTGTAACTCTATTAATAGGGAATCTTGTCTTTGTCTCTCTTTAATATCAGTCTCTTTAGATTTTAACTGGTAATCCTTATTGTACTGGTTAACTGCATTTTGCTCCTTGGTTACCTCCAAGGCATCAGCTATACCATCATTATTATTATCTGCAAGGGCATTATCATTTCTTCCATAAGATTGAATAAGGGCAACCTCTTTCTTATTAAGCCTATCCAGATCATTCTGGTTAGCATCAAAATCTCTCTCTTTATCCTTCTCAATCTCTTGAGCTTGTAAAGTAGCAGCTGTAGCTTGCTGTTGAGATTTAATCTGATCTTGCTCATTCTGCAACTGCTGCTGCTGTAAAGCTGTCCTTTTATCTGAGAGGGATTTAAGTACTCTCTCCAGGGTTTTTAAGGAGTTAGTAGTATACAGTTGTACTACATCATATAATGTACCCTCATTTTGCAGGACAGCCTGAGAGAGGGATTGTAATTGTTTAAATACCTGATCATCCTCATCAGAGGAGGTTACATATACATTTATATCCCTTCCTCTTATATCTTTAGGAGTAACTTGTATAAAAGCTGATTCACCCTTATCATTTAAGTAAGATAAGGTAGAGGAGGGTTTTGAGCTCTCAATATATTGTGCTGCATCTACTATAGCTTGGTACAGCTGATTCATTATATACCTATGTTGTATATAATAAGGTTCAGTTTGGGTATATGAGATATTTAGAGCATTCTGATTTGCTGTAGCTGTATCACCTGGAGTAGGGGTAGCTAATCTTTGTCTGGTAAATCCTACAAGTTCATAACACTCATATTTTAACTCCTGAGCTAGTTCTATACGGGTTTGTATAGATTGAGAGAGATCCAAGTCAAGAGCTTGGGAAACCTCTGTATTATGTAAAGGTACTTTGGTATTGCTGGGAGAATTGTCCTCGAATACTATACCCCTTTCTTGGGCATCCCTTAACCATACCTCTATAGCATCCTGGGGATCTCCATCTTTAGGAATAGGGATTTTATTGATATCAATCTTAATCACCTTTCCCTTGTCCTTCCCCAGGAAGGAGTACAGCTGGTTAATAACAACGTTATATAGCAGCTGAAAGGATTTCATCATATCTACCAGAGAGGCAGCCTTGGAGTTTTTCTGGTCAAAGGTTCCACCTATAAGAGGACAATAATTTAGGAGATTAAAAGGCTTTACATAATATATATCTGGCCCTACAGTATACCCTTTAAACCATTGATTTATCCAACCCTCCTCTACAGAGATCTCAGTAGGAATGGAACCCTCTTTATAAGTCTCATCAACCAGTACAGTTTGGGTTATCCCATCCTCATCTGTAAAAGTGACCTTCTTAATCAGCTTTTTAGAGTTCCAGAAAGCTCTGACTACAACATACTTGTAGCCCATTACTCCAGGGTTAGGTGAGCCAAAATTGAAGATGTCCTGCATATACTCATCTGTATCCTCACCACCAACCTCAGCTGCTAGGATAGCTCTCTCCTGGTCAATAAGTCTGGAACCCCTGGTATATTTTACTGAGGCTGGACCTGTAACAGTAGTATGACCATAATTAGAGGGAATATTAAGAGGCGAGGTATAATCATTATAAGAGGTACGTAAGTGATCAATCTCCTCCTTGGTAAGATCAAACTTCTCAATGATTTCACTAATCTCCATTACATTTACTATGGCTACAGCGTAATCATCCCTGGAGTATTTTTTATCTTCAGAACCAAACCTTTTTACATTCTTAGGATTAATAGATTCGACTGTAAATCCTCTTTTACTATTATCCTCATCAATAAGAGTATAAGGACGACTACAAACTAATAGATCCTTGAGCATCTCCTCTGAGATCTCTTTAAGGTTTAGCTCTGTCCTCATAGCCTGGATAATATGGTTTGCCCACTTCTCGGCTGTTGAGGTATAATCTATAAGGTAATCCTGGGCTTTTTGGTTAATCTCATCATTAATTTGCTGTTGGGCCTGCTGGAGTTTTTGAGGATCCTTCTCCTGTTGTAATTGTTCAAGTTCACCGCTGTTTTGAAGCTGGAGCATTACCTCTTGCTGTACCTTTTGCATGATGAGGGACCACATCATCTGAGTTTTCTCCTCCAACTCCTCAGAACCTGAGAGATCATCCAAAGCCTTAGCCCTGAATGAGATCTTTCTTTTGGAGAGCCCACCTAGCATCTCATTAATAGGAGGATTAATAATAGGATAATGCTTTACCCATTTGGGCATTTTAATATCCTCAGATAAGGTATGTATAAACCCACCAACCTCCTCATAATCAACCTCCACATAATCCTCAGGTATAAGCTCACCTTTTAAAATTCTATAGTTCTTTGCTATAGTATCCTTGTTAACTCTGTACTCAGCAAATACACTATTCTTAAAAAAGTCCATAGTAGCCTTTATCCAATCTGTATTAGTAGTTTTGTACTTCTCTGAGAGGAATTGATCAGGGAAGTTAAAAGGTACAGGAGCATTAAGATTATCTGTAGAGGTAGTGGTAATTATCATATTAGTATTATACTAGAGCCTTTTCCAGGCCTACGGTAGTTATTAGGAAGGGAGGGTATAGCTGATGGGGTATTTCTCTTATTGCTGAAATATGCTTTTAGCCTGGGATCACTCTCAGCTGAGGAGATCTTGGCATATATAGGATCAAGATGATCTGCTAGGGTTATAGCTAAGGAGGCTGCTATCTCTCTATCCACATTAAGACCATCATAGAACTGGCTAATCTCCTCACAAAGCATAGGATCTGGAACATTGTGTATACCTAAAGTCTCACTTATAATAGAGCCTTTATCATCCTGTTCCACGTGAAGCTTTTTATCAAGGTAAGCTTTAAGTTTACCCCTGATAAAAGTTCTGTTCTTTATACCTTGTCTGGAGATGCCATACTTTTTGGTATTTACCTTAGCATTTAGATCAGGAGATTTAATAAAGTCAATCTCAGGTACCAAGTACTGGGCATCTCCCATAGAGATCATGTGGTTAATGAAGGAGTATTCATCATTCTCTACTAAGGTATAAGCATTGTAATATTTAATAAGAAGTCTAGCTTGCTCCTCCCATACAGTTTTATCCTCCGGTCTGGCTGCATAGCAGGCTACAAACATATCCTGAAACTTCTCATCAAGAATATCATGTTGCCTCTTGAAGATGTATACTACACCTAATGAGGTTGAGTAAGCTGCGTCTCCAGGCATTCTGTAGCTATCTACACCTGCGATATATAAGGAGAATGGAGGATCTGGAATAGGATGTTCCCAAATCTGTATAGGTGCATCCTTGGATTGGGATTTAACCGGGAACTCAGTTATAATATCTTTATCTGAGTGTTTATGACAGATCTTTTCACCATCATGATAAAGCTCTATAGGTGTAGCCTCAAATAATCCATTTTTTAATCTTAGCTTTTGAGCCTTAGCTGCCTGGATATTATAGATGTTCTTTAGAGGAGTTTGGAATATATCATCTACCTTTTTAGGATAATACATTGCCTCCTTGATATGGAGGGTTTTATCCTCCATCTTTTTAAGCTCCTCAATTCTATTATCCAGAATTTTATTGGCTTTCTCCTCATTAGAGACTAATATAGGTACATTGGAGATTGTGGGATCTCCCTCTTTATCAAGATATTTATCTAGAGTGCTTTTATCTTTGGCCTCAAGCCTATACTTATTTGGAATAAATAGGCCATGTATCCTCTTCTCATCATCCTCATTTTTATACTCTAAGAAGTTAAACCCAGCTACATCAAACATTAGTAGTTGAGCATCTCTATAAGAGGTCATATCTCCCCCCGTACCTGTACATATGGGTGAGGCTCTCCATCCATAAGGTGTAGTTAAACCAGGGATAGCAGCTGTAAGTGCTTTTAGGAAATTCCCTTTACCGATCTCATCAATTATTATTCTAGAGGGATTAGTACCTGCTATGGCTTCCTCATTAACACCATTATCAATATTCCTCATTAGGATTTGAGAGAATACATGTCTTTCTCCACCCCTCTCTCTTATACCTAAAGAGACTTGCTTTTTCCAATTGTCCTCAACTTTAGACCATTTGAATAAAGGCAAATTGGAGAGACCCTTATCACATTTGTCTGTAATAAGTTGTATGTCTGCTGAGTTTAGAGCTGAGATAACCGTCTGAGAGTTCTCTATAAGGCAAGCCCCATACATAGCATATGAGGCCTCCAGCACAGATTTAGCCAAGCGTCTGCATCCTAGAATAACTAGCCCTTTATGCTCCTGCTCAGCTCTATAAATCTCATTAGTTACTATCCACTCATTATCACGTAGGGGTGGGTTTCTATATTGTGGAACAATTACTCCATAATCATTCTTCACATCTATCTCTGCATGCCAGAGATTTAAATGCCAGTATAGAAAGGGATTAATGAACGTATCTCCAAGATAACAACCGCTCAGACATAATCCTCTATGAAATTGTACAAAAGGAAGATACTCCTCAGATTGTGTATCAGGGAGTCTCTTTTGGTTTATTAACCAATCTTTGTAGTCAATTTTTGGGATATTAGATCTTACCTCTTCTCCTGCATCCATAGCATTTGGTCAGGGGGGATTTCAGATTTACCCCTAGCCTCAATTTTAGCCTCCTCTTTCTCTCTCAACTTATCGATAACTTCGATGAGTTGGGCATACTCTTTATATGCCTCTCTTAATGATTTCTTTTGTGCCTCTATATTAGCTACAACTACCTCTTTATCACCTGTAGGGGTTGAGAGAGTAACTGTTCTATCTCTAAGCTTGTTATAAGGATGTGCATCTACATCAGCTTTGATTTCCCATACTCTCTTCTCCAACCAGATAAGTTCCTCAGATATATATGTAGACTTCTTATTTGCTGCCATTAGTATTCATCATTATAATCCTCCTCATCAAATATGGTATCCAGGTTTAGTCCCTCCTGGATGATCTTGTTTATAGAGGTTTGTGGTGCTATATCCAGTTCTAGGTTGGTTTTGTATATGTTAAGAGCATTAAGCATCTCTTTATCTGAGAGAGCCCATATATCATCATACTCAGCTAGGGCAGTGTCCAGGTGTCTAGCCATATTGTAGGAGGGAAACATCTTGTGCAACTCCTGTAGGGTAGAGAGGATCTGGTTATAGGGATTAGGTTTACGGCCTTTCATGTGTAGTTATTGAATAGTAATTTGAGGATTGTATCCCTCGGAGGAGGTAGGTTTTGGAGGGGATAGCAGTTGTTCCTGTTCCTGGGTAGGTGAGGTACCTTTGGAGGGTTTGCATAAGATAGAGTTACTAGGACTGTTATCTATCTCTATATCTACGTATTGGTATCCTTTTTTAAGGTAGGACTCTAACAGTAGGAGCATCTCCGACAGGGGTATATTCACTGCTTTCATTTTTATGCTTGTAAGCTGTCCATTTCAAGGGCAGTGGGGTAACATGAGATTTATTGTAGAACTCTATACCACAATCACACTCTAAGCAAGCTGTTTTATTCTCTATAGGACATCCGCAGAGGGTGCAGTGATCATCAGTACGAGAGGTATTGTAATTGGGCATGTTCTTAGACATAAAAGGACATGTAGCACATATAGCCCTTCTCCTATTTATCTCTGTAATCTCTGCCTGTGATAATATATTATTCTCCATCTTGTGCTTGGTTATCAGGGCTTTCAATAGGGGCAGGGGATTTTTTATAACCCTCGGCATTATCATGGCGTACTCTTTTAACCTCTTTATATTCATGATACTGTTCAAGCTTTTGGTTTAGTTGTGCTATATCTTGCTCACACTGTGCTATCTCCTCAGGAGGTGACATGGTTCTTTTAAGTCTTAAGATTTTATTGTTGATTTTGTTAATCAACCGCTGTATAGCCTTGGGAGACATGTAGTAAGTACCCAATCCAGCTATGGAGACCTCAGTGCAAGTCTTGGTCTTTTGCAGGAGAGCTTTAAACTGGTGATTGTGTACAGCCTCTACAATATCCTCTACTTGTTTAGGGGGAAGATCGAGGAGAGGTGTAGTGACTTTAGTGGCCTGTTTTAGGATGTAGGCTCTTTTTGAGAGGTAGTTGTTTTCTCTGTTGTATCCTCTGTCCATAGTTGTAGTTGGAGCAAGAGGGCTATAGGTTCTTTGAAATCTGGCAGTATACGGGGATTTACTGTCAAGGATTTTTTACTCTCTTTTATTAATATCCTCTTTTGGGTTAAGGAGGAGACCATATTGTATATGGTATGTGAGGTGGTGTTAAAGGTTTCCTCAAATTGTTGCCTTACACCTGGAGAGTAAAGATTGCCATGTATAGCAATAAAGGAGACTAGCTGTAGCTCCCTTTCGGTTATGTCAATATTATTTATAGCAGTTAGAACCTTGTAATAGGTCATAGCTGCTTGTATAGGTTCATGCTTGTATTTAGTTATTGTTTGTAGCACTCTGCAAAGGTATATCCTTATAAGGGGGTTTAGAACATTGTGATGGGGTATTAAAGCTATAATATACCCGTGGTTGAGGGTTTCATGAAAGTTAAGGCCTCAGTATGTGTTTGTACAAACTCATTTAATCTCTTTTTAAACTTTTGGTACGGCCAAACACACTCTACCAATCCCAGATTCCTGGTATATATCAAAGTACAATCAAATCCCTTCTTCTTAACCTCTTCAAGGGTTTTTCCCTTCATATAGAAATCCGAGTATGATATGATCTCAGATAATGGTAAGGAGATCAAACCTGTAGTAAACGAGAAGGGTATATTCTCCTTTGTAATCTCCTCCTCCTCAATAGCCAATCTAATATCAAAATCATCATAAACCTTCACCTCAATCTCAAAATAGTTCTCTGTATACTCCATAAAAATGTACAATTTTTTAAATAAGGTATGTACAAGACACACCTCGGGCTAAATAATTAATAATAAGATAATTAATAATCAGATATATAATACTTCATTCTCTACCGGAGTAGGCCGGTACCGTCCTGGTGGGGTACACTCTCACTCTGTACCTGGAGCTACCATCCCAGCCCCCACCCAGCACACCCCAAAGTTACAACCATTTACGTATATAAATATCATGATATATAAAAGTATTTTTCTAAAAAGGGGAAAATCACAGGATATGTTGTCTGGGCTTGGCTATTAATTTTTTGTAGGGGCATTTTTTAGGCGGGATTTTAAAGGGGGCTTGGAAAATTTTCTGGTGGGAGAGACTTTTTATATAGGTAAGATCAGAGATTTTTAAAATTATATCCCCCAGGGTACTTTATATATACAAGGTTTATGACCACCTCATATTCTCACCCCCCTCCTTAATTATTGGGGTAGTATGCCCCCGTCATTTTTTAACGTTAAAAATCAATATTATGGCATTTGATTTGAAAAGCTATGTTCTTCCTGAGAATGGAGGGACAGCATTGGAGAGTGCAGGTACTGTTAGCAGTATCATTAAGGACTTCAAGGCAACTGAGGTTGTTAAGACCAAGTTTTCCTTGATGCTTATTAATGCAGAGGGACAGAGAGTTGCTCTGGGTATTAGCAAGGCAGTGGGCACTGATCTGGAGAGTGGTAAGATTGCACCTGCACAACTGGGTAACCTGAATGTTATCAAGGGGCAGAATGCAAAGGGCGAGGACAGGCTCTACATTAGCTACTCTAATGGTGGCTCTATTGCAGCCAATGAGTTTCTTGCAGCAGCTGAGAAAGCTAAGCCTGTTACCAGGAAATTCTCTGTTGCAGAGTTTGAGCTGGGTGACATTCCTGCTTAATTAATTGGAGGGCTTCGGCCCTCCTTTTACTTTAATGTATATAGGGGTTGGGATACAACTTGTTTTGTGGGTTGGGAAAGAGATTATCACAACTCCTATATATTTATTTGTTAGATGAATCAAAATAAAAGGCCTTTTAATTAGAGGAATCGCAATAAAGTTTGCTCTGTACGGTGAGGGGTTTTTCATTTCACTAATGGGTGATTTATAAACAGTTAATAATCAATTATATAGTATTTTGAACAAAACAGGCACTTATCAATAAATAATGAAGGACATACCATATATATATATGTATAACAGTAAAAGATACCTCTTTACGGTATGTATATAGGGATATATGATCATTTAGTGGTCAAATATGGATAGTGTTAGACCAAATACTGTGGCTAAATATGATTTTAATTTACTATAACCGATTGATTTTCATTTATTTAATTTAAGATGTGTTATTAATAGCATATCTTATAGGGATACGGTGAGAACACTAAATAACCTTGCATAACTGATAATAATAGCTTTTATATACATCAACTATATACTTATGGTTATAAATATTATTACTGATTGTACTTGGTTAGAGGATAGTGATATTAAATGTTTTGTACCTCACGTGGCTTTATGTGATTGTATTCAATCATTCCTTATAAAGAATGATCTTAAGCAGCTTAAATATGGTGTAACCACTGGGCCAGGTGTAATGTACTTATATATTAATGATTTTATTGGTCATATAGTTGAGATATTTTATTAGTTCATACACACTTAAAACACACACAATGAAATACTTATTGATTCTTATACTCGTGATTAGCTCTTGTGCTGTTGATGTACAACAGAGAGCTGTTAACGTTAATACCGGGGTATCGTGCATTGTTACTATACCTGCTAAATACAAGAGGTTTTACAGTACTGGTGATACTGTTTGGGTTCAAATCTTAAGCATGAGGGTATGTAATAATACCTGGAGTATGAATGATACTACTCCTTTAGAGCAAGGTTATATTCTTTGTGCACTTAAATAACACACACTAAACATATTGCTTTATGAATAACTCATATGGTCTTATGAGGGGTATATTATATGCCTTACTCTTTATGATCTTGTTTATTAATTTGGGGTGTACAGCATGGTTTTTATACTTTGCTACCCATATTGTTATTAAACTGGGTCTTACGCTACTTTTAGTATGTAACATGATTGTTATTGTAGGTATAGTTAAATCCCACTCAACTTAATGCTGGTTAGGCTGCCCTTCCAATGAGTCTTTATAATCAGCAGATGTAGGGAGATTATGCCAAAACTGTCTCAAGTGAGAGACTGAGGCAACAAGCCAAAAAGGTCGGTAGGTATCACTAATATAACTGTGAAAAGTATCCAGCACGTAATCTCCCTTATTTTTAACCCAGTAATAATATTGCTTTATGAAATATCAGCACAAACTCAATGGAGAGATACTATTTGAGACTGATGAGGTAGGAGAATTTCTTAAATATTTGCTTTTTGATGATAAGGCAAAGCAGGCTAAGAATAGTATACTTTATAACCTACTAGATAAAGCTGGTACATATGTATGTGATATGTATACTGCCAGCAAACCATGATCTTTTAGTTAACCCTGGAGATTGGAGAATAACCAAAGGGGTTAACTTATTATTAACTCGTTAAAACTCAATTGTATGATGTACAGACTTATTGATGTTAATGGTCATGTATGGGCTGAGACAGATAACAATGTTACAGCTCAATTACTCATTAATATTCTCGTCTCCCATTATAAGGAACAGTACACAGCAAAGGATTTTATTATCGAACCTGTATCAAACACTCCAAACTCGATTGCATGAAATTCTATTATAACAGATCATGGCACCTTATTTATTGTCCTTATCCCACCGGAGATTATTATGTAAAGCTTAATGATTTTATGGAGGCACAAGAGTGGGGGATAAATGTTGGAGAGTTGACAAATGATCCCTCTCTAGAGGTATACGATGATTTTGGTGAGTTATGGGATAGTATATCATAATAAAGTGCCAGATACTTCATCATATACCTAAGATCTGGAAAATGGTCATAAGGTCTGGCACTATTTCTAATTGTTATACATTTACAGGCAAAATCCAATCTTATGTCATATAAAATACATTATAAGGTAGAGTATGGCTCATTTACCTTTGATAAGGAGCATGAGAGTGAGTATAAAGCAGGTGCAGAGGCTCAAAGATTAAGAAAGGAGGGATATATACCTATCTCAGCAGAGATCACTATTATACCTGTTGTAGTGGAGGTTCCTATGTGGAGAAAATTACTCTCTAAAAAGAACAGTCATATACTATATCTTATTGAACGGTATAGTAATATTAACGGTGCTCATCATAAGCAATGGCTAATAGACCAAATTGTAAGGGTTATTACTAAAAATAACTATAAGACTTGGGTTGAGGAGTATAATAGCGATCCTGATTATAATAATTGGGATGAAGGGATAGCACCCTAAGATAATATAGTAGGTTTCCAAGACTTGGCTCACAGCAATGTGGGCCTTTTTTATTACTCTTAAAGCCAATCACATGTTTATTACAAAACAATCAGATCTTACTGGTATAACACATACAATGGAGATATCTGTAACACCTGCTCAAATTAAAATGTGGTATGCAAAAGGTACACATATCCAGTATGAGTTTCCTTTTCTTACAGCTGTAGAAAGAGAGTTTTTGCTTACAGGCATTACTGAGGAGGAGTGGCAAAATGCATTTGGTCAAGAAGAGGATGATTAAAATTCACTTATAATCTAAAATATTAGACATTTAGCTTATTATACTCTTAGACATCAGATATTTTTTGTTGTGTGTGTAATGGGCTCATGGAGATATGAGCCCTTTTTTATCCTTAAAATCCCTATATGATACTAACCGAGATGACTCCTTTAAGTACTATACAGTACATTAAAAGAGATGATTTAGAGTACATGTTTAGTACCGCTGTTATTGGCTATGAATACTGGGAAGTATACAAAGCTGAGGATACATATTACAAATTGCTGGTAAAAGTCAAATAATAACCGCTTAAAACAACCAATCATGCTTATTACAAGAAACAGTGATCTAACCAATAAGGAGAACTCTATGGAGATTCCTATTGGCGAGAGCCATTACAAAGTATGGCTTATGAAGAGAACTCCTGTACAAAAGGAGTTTCCATTTTTAACTGAGGAACAATGTATGTTCCTGTTAAGTGGAACTACCCAAGAGGAGTGGAATAATTATCCTGTGTTAAAAACTGCTTAATAACCTTAAAATCTACGGTATGAAATCAGCTAAAGAGAGAAGAAGGATATACATATATGGAGTAATAGCGTTCTCCTTATTTATCCTGGTACTGGCATATATTATTGTGTTCAGTCCTATTCCTTTGTTTTTCAAGGTCTTGTTCATGATCTTGGTTATTACCATGACAGCATTTTTGTTCACCATAACTATCCCGGAGATTGAGGCTTTAACTAAACAGATGCAAAATGAGAAGAGGCTAAGCCACTGGGAATAATATTACAGGGGTCCTATGATTGGGTTTTAAGTGATAGGATCCCTGTTATTTTTTTTTTTGATTTTTTGTTACATGTGAGAGAAAATTATCCCTTTACACTTAAATAACAACACAATGAAAGACCTTACTGATCAAATATGGTATGAGGAACTCCAGTTTATGGAGCAATTCAGTGAGATAACACACTCAAAATCATAATGTATGAAGGAATGTAGACACATATTTTACCATAATATCTCAGAACGGTGGAGGGAGTATATCTCCATGAGATTGGAGGGGCTAAATGTAAAAACTTTGTGGGAGGGCAATGTTCTTATTGTACAGGTGCCTGATGATTGCAGTATAGACCTTGCCTATAATTTAGGAGTCTTAGGAGGACACTTAGAGAGAGACCAAATGGAGCATGATAAAATTATGATTGAGGTACCGGCTTAATCTCCAACAGGCATAGCACCTTTTGTTGATTTTTACTTCAGGGTTTGGGCTTTGGTGATTTGCAGCAAATACCCACAGGAAATTACCATGTCATTAATAATTACGATCATAACCGGGTATCTCTATACCTGGTTTTATTTTAAAACTCTTAAAACCAATCAAATGCCCAATAAACCAGAGTTCATTAAAAAAGGAGATGTTATACAAATTGCAGATAATGCTTTTAAACTAAGACCCGCTGTTGTATGGAGGGTACATGAGGAAATAGTCTATGTTATTCCTATTACCCATGATAATGACTGTCCACTTAAGATTCATACAGCACATAGCAGATTCTTTGGAGATAGTCATTTTACCAATTACTTTATTGGTGTACCTGAGAGGGTAGCTATACAGCATTTTATAGGTGTTTATGACAACCCAAAAGAGCTTAATAGAGTAGTCTTTAAAATACAATCACTTCACAAAAAACTCTTTTTAAAACATTAATATTATGTTACCATGTATTGTATTTTTTGTAGCCTTAGTGCTTACAGGAGGCTATATAAATGCCCTAATAATGGATATTATACTTGCCTGTAAAGAGATTACTCGTAAAGGATCTGTATGGATAAGTTTTGTTCATCTAATTATTGTATGTGCTATGTGGGCTTGGTTATTTTATTTACTTCATTAATCTACTAAAACTCAAACTTTATGAAAGACGAGATTATCCAGATAGAGGGTAAATTCTATCAAAAATGTAAGGTAATAATGTTACCTACCGATAAAACGAGCCATATTTCTTCATTAGGTGATAAATTATTTTTCCATACTGATTCCCTTATTTGTAAGGATCATGACTTGGGCATATCTCAACATCTTTATATTGTCTCTGATGATTCTATAAGGGAAGGAGATTGGATTACTGATGGGAAATATATAGAGAAAGCAATAGAAGCGGATTATTTGGTATCTAAAAAGATAATAGCTACAACTGACCCTTCTT